TCCTCCCTATACCCCGGGGTGCTTCAAACTACACCCAGATCCAATGCCCCTGGTCCCAGTACCTAGACCCCTATACCAAATCCCATCACCACGAACTCCTCCCGACCCCGTACCGAATACCCAGCTCCCTTGTCCCCAGGCCCCATTCCCCGAAGTGTAGCGTTTTCGCTCCTCGGATTATGCTCCGTAGGACATAATTCCGAAAATATTATGTATTTATACATAATATATATTCCTTTTCTTTTTCCTTCTCCTTTTCCTTTTCAAGGTATTATTTTGGTTTTGTCGTGGGTTTTGTCCCTTAGGATTTTCCCATTCCGTAGACATAACCGAAGCCCTTATAGGTTTTGTCTGGGCAATTTGTAAATAAATTGTAAACGATTACTTAAACCTATTGACAATGCATTGGTTATATGTTATTATATCCTCGACAAAACAAAATGATTGGAGGACTGGTTATGTCTAATAAAGAAAATTTCCTATTTCTAGCCAGTTGGTGCGACATCCTAGAAGGATACGACGCCGCTGGAAAACCAGAAATAGCAAGTGAGCTAGCAAAACAAATTATCTATTATGGAGTCACAGGCAAAATAACATCAGATGATCCCGTCATTGTCGGAACCGTAACCGGAATGTGTGCTGCCCTAATTGATAAGTCTAAGAAGCGCTATAACACTTGTGTGGCTAACGGTAAGAAAGGCGGTAGACCAGAAAAGTTTTCTGTAGAGGATGTGTTATATCTGCAGAGACAGGGGTTGTCTGAAGAAGAAATTGCCGACAATCTTGGTTGCAACGTTAAGACCGTTCAGCGTAAGTTGGCCGAAGCAAACAACGATGAAATCTAACACCACAAAATGATTAAGAAAGGAATTAACTTATGCTCTACTCAAATTACCTTACCCTTTTACCACTTGCTTATCACCCAAACGCACAAGAAGGAACATTTATCGAGCTGACTGATCGAGATATGGATTATATTCGTGCGACAATGTCTGTAGACTTTATTGATGTATTTTTTGATGTGCCGCAGATGTTTGTGGAACGTATTAGTGGCGAGTACGTCTTTGGTGATGTTTGTGCAGCCACTGTTGAGATTAACTCGTAAAATGATTAGAAAGGAAAACAACAATGGCATACACGTTTGATCTTGAATTTATCGCATGGTTTGACTATTGGGACGCCTGGCACAAATGGGCTTCTCAATGCCCGTCCCTCAAGCACCCTATCAAATACCTCAAGTGGTATTTTAGTGAGCCCAAATACGAAAAATTTATAAAGGAAAATAACAAATGAAAATGATAATCGGCATAATATTAACTATCGTATTGATCATAACCTCCATCTTCTGCTTCACTGGATGTGCAGAATTGATAAACACCGAGATTCAAGAAGTAGATGCAACCGTTACAGATATTTATCATAGAGCCGCCTGGGTTCAAATGATGTCAACCGGCAAGACTATGATACCAATATCTCACCCTGCAAAATATGAGGTGACCTTCACATACGAAGACGTGACCTTGACAGTAGACGACAAAGAACTTTATGACTATTACAAGGACAAAATTGGCACGACCGTAAAATGTGATCTGATTACCGAATATTACGATAACGGCACAACTCGTCAAAAATTAAAACTTAAGGAGAAATAACAAATGAATACTATATCTGAGAACAAGAAGCCTATCGTAATAAACCTGTTTGGCCCTCCTGGTTCAGGCAAGAGTACTGGAGCCGCCGAAGTATTTGCAGCCTTAAAGAAGGCTGGAGTCAACGCAGAACTAGTAACAGAGTTTGCTAAAGATAAGACTTGGGAGCATAACGCCACCGCGCTAGGATGCCAAGAATATGTATTTGGCAAGCAGTCATACCGTCTTGCAAGGTGCAGAAATGATGTAGATGTGATCGTGACGGACAGTCCACTGCCCTTAAGCATTATTTATAATCACAGTTCTGCTCTTGGCGAAAAGTTTAATGCGGTCGTTCTGAGCGTATTTGATACATATCGCAATTACAACTATTACATAAACCGTGTTAAACCATATAACCCCAAAGGCAGAAACCAAACAGAAGCCGAGAGCGACGCTTTGGGCGAGCCTATTAAAAATCTTCTTAGTATAGCTGGTATTGAATACAGAACGGTCAATGGTGATGATGAGGGTTATCAGAGTATAATAAACGAAATTAAAGGAGTTCTTGGCATATGAAGCTTTGGTTAGATGATGTAAGACCTGCACCTAAGGGATATGTTTGGTATAAATCTGTAAATTCAGCCATTAATTTCCTCGACTTGTTCGAACAACATGCTGACAGGCTTAAACAGTTATGCCATTACGAAGAACAATTATGTAGCGTTATTAAATGTGAACTTATTGACATGGATCATGATGCGGGAGTTTATGCTTGGGATGGTGGCGACTACATTCGCCTCCTCGATTGGCTTGAAGAGACTGGCCGCAACTACCCTATTCGCATCCACAGTGCGAACCCTGTTGGTGTTGCTAATATGAGACGGATTATTGAACGAAATGGTTGGAAGGAAGTAGAGCAATGAAAGTATATGTAGTATGTGAATATATGGTAGTAGAATATGAAGAATGCTTTAGAGTCATGAGTGTTCATTCAACCGAAGCCAAAGCCAAAGAAGCCATTGCAGAGTACGAAGAGGTTGCCAAGAAGTGGACCAAGGGCCGAGCCGAGTATGGCTTTGAAGAATATGAGATGGATAAAAATTATTACGAAGAATGATGGTTGAAAGGAGATAAAGTAATGAACAAATTAAGTGAAGGTCTTCTCGCTTTAGCAAAAGCCCTTGAAGATTTGGCCTATGAGCACGAAACTGAGATGACACAACAAAATGATAGACTAGACCATATAGAAATGACGGCAGAAAGTACTAGAGGTGCTTTGAAAGGCTTTGCCGAAAATATTCTATATAATTTGTGATAAGGAGGATTAACAAATGAACGGCATAGAAATTTTAAGCTCAGAAACAATTTACAATACATTTTTGCCAATATGGATTGGTGCAATAGCATTTGTATTGATGTTTGGATTTGTTGCTTTGGCGACATATGGGTTTTGTGAGGGAAAAGTCACACTAGGGGTCGTTAGCTTGTTGTTGATAATGATGATGTTGACGGTGGCGCTCTTAGGATTCCTAAATAACACAAACGACATTGACCACATTGAATACAAAGTCACCATCGACGACTCCGTCTCAATGAACGAGTTCCTAGACAAATACGAGATCCTTGACCAAGAAGGCAAGATTTATACAGTAAAGGAGAGAGAATGATGAAAAATACCAACAACGAACTTAACCGCGCCCTAGCTCTCCTAGACCGAGCTCGCGATCTTCAAGAACAAGCTACCGAAGCAACATTAGACTGCCTCAACTATCTTGAGATGCACACAGATAAGTTTCTTCGGCAATACGGCACTGATTTAAAATACCATATGACCTTACAGGCAGCCATTGAAGATTATATTAAGGGAGATGAGTATATTCTTGAGAACTCAACAATCCTTGAATATGACATCAAAGACGCGATGGGCGTGAAAGACTATGAATAAGGAGAAAATAAAATGAAAAATTATGATTACAACAAATTAATTGAACTCGGTTACACAATTGAAAACGCACTTATCGAAAAGGTAGACCTCAGTATGGCCGACTACGGATGCCTCACTTTGGCAATGACACTTCAAGGCGAAGGCTGGGGCGTCACTTATGGCGGTTATTGTCTCGGCAAGGGTTATCTCGGCGCAGACGATGACTTCTTTGATGGTAGTGCCGCCGGCATGGAATACTTAATGAGAATTATGGATACTGTTGGTGTCGAAAGATTTCAGGATCTTAAGGGCAAATATGTGCGTGCAGCCACCAAGGGTTGGGGCGACCAAGTTAAGATTATCGGCAATATTCTTAAGGATAAGTGGTTTGACGCAGAAACATTCTTTATAGACAAGAAGGAGAATTAATGATGACTTACACAATTGACTGCCCAAACTGCGGCATCGTCCACAACAATAAATCCGAGCTTACGTGCGACCATTGTGGCGACTACTTCGAAAGAATTAAGTTTGGAGATACTTGGTATGACACCGATGAGCTCGAAGAAGATAATCCATATACAGTAAAGGAGAAAACCAATGACTAGACTAGACGGAGTACTAAAATTACTTGAGGACTATGATGACGTTGCCGCAATGCTATTGAATGGCGTCTGCGACAGACAATGGTGTCAGAAGATGCTTGTTTATCTTCGCAAAGAAAAAGAAAAGCTCAAACAAGAACTTATCGAGCACGGATGTAGGAGGAAGAACTAATGACAAAAACCATTAAAATTCAGAGCAAAAGGATTTTTTTGTACGACACTCCAGAACAGATTTTGAGTAGCAGATATAAATACTGTCCAGCATCATCTGCCGTTACAGTATTTACGAAGGCGGCATTTATGTTTAACGATGGTATTAACACAGAGCTTGCTGTTAGAATTGTTGTTAAATACACAGACGCAGAGCGAGCTAAAATCAAACTGAGCGGCAAGAAAGATTCTGTGAATATATTTATCAATAGGGTATTTGCCGAAACAGAATTGTTAGACAATTTTGATATACGACTCTAAGGAGGAAGAACTAATGGTTGCAATTTACCCAGGAAGTTTTGATCCATTCACGAATGGACACTTAAATGTACTTAATCACGTAGCAGATATCTTTGACAAAGTATATGTCGTGGTTATGAAGCACCCAAATAAGCAACGGCTTATTAATCTTGCAACATCCAAGGAGTTAATTTGCAAGTCTATCCCAAATTACTTTGATAATGTAGAGGTAGTTATCTCTGAAAGCAATCTTATCTACAAAGAAGCTAAAAGACTTCATTGTGATTACATTGTTCGTGGGGTTCGAAATAATGGTCTCGACTACTCTTACGAAGAAAACCTCGCAGAGTTTAATAAGGATATTGGCAACATCAATACCATTTTTATCCGAGCAGACGTCAATAAGAATGTAAGCTCTACGATGATTAAAACGCTACTTGCTAACAATGAGTCAATATCTTCTTATGTACCCGGCGCAATTAATAAATACTTAAAGGAGAATTGCAGATGATTATAGGAATAACAGGAAAATCTGGTTCTGGCAAATCAACCTATGCCAAAGAGCTTGCAAAAGAGAACGGATGCTTTGTTGTCCATATCGATGACATTGGGCATAAAGTTCTTGAATCTGACAGCATTAAAAATAAGTTACTTGAACTATTTGGAGAGGATAGCGTGGTAAACGGCTCAGTGGACAGAAAATACATTGGAGACTTGGTGTTTGCCAACCGACATCTTTACAAAAGTCTGAGTGATCTAGTATGGAGCAGGATGAAGAACGAGATAGATACTCTTCTAAACTCACATTCCAATGTTATTCTTGACTGGATTCTTTTACCCCACACCCACTATTGGAAGATGTGCGATACCAAGATTCTTATGGTTGCCGACGAAGAAGATAGGAAGAAAAGAGTAATGACAAGAGATAACATCTCTGTCGAATACTTAAACAAAAGAGATTCTGCTGGAATTAATTACAACGACATTGAGTTTGATCAAATCATATACGCATCAAAGGAGGAACAAAATGGCCAAACTATTTAAACTAACCGCCTACCTAACCGATATCGACGGCTCTTTCGGCGAGCAAGACCTCGAAGACTACATAATGTGGCGTCTGCGTGACGAACTACTTGTAGACCACGTCCGCCTTACATCTGCCGACATCGGCGAATGGCACGATGATCACCCGCTTAACTACATGGACTGCCCCGAGGCAGAATACGAGAAATATTTTAAGGAGAACTAAAATGAAGCTTACAGACTTACAACTTTATCAAGAAAATAATAAATATTACCTCTCGGCAAAATTCTTCTACGAAGATAAGCAGGGTTATTATGAAGCGTCTATCCCCAAGATCGACCTCCACATTTCTCCTGACTGCGAAGTTAATATAAGCAGTGGATATGATTGTTTTAATGTGCCATATAAAATTGTTGATGTGGATCTTGGCTTTGGTTTATTGTATGCCAAGCCGTTTAATGAGAAAGGCGACTTCTTCACTCTCACCCGTCTCGAAGAAAAAGTCCACGAGATGACGCTTGACGAGATCGAAAAGGCACTCGGATATAAGATTAAACTGAAGGAGAATTGATTATGAAACTATTTAAATGGGCCTACGGCGCCCTCGCTATCGTCGCAGCAATTGTTTTAATCATATCATTTTGCGTACCCGGCACAAAACCCCTCACACAAATCACCCTGTTGATACAGGCAGTAGGTTTTGGGTGGATCTGCGGCTTTGCTATTGGTACAGATGTGTAAAGGAGAACCGCCCATGCTAAAAGTATATAAAGTAACCAGTTATGTTTCCGTTGATGATGCAAAATGGCGTGTAGTTGGCCGCATCGGATACTGCTGCACAGACGAAGACCGCGACGTCAAATTTATATTAGACAAATCATCTTTTGACGAAGCTCGCGAATACCTCAGTAACAACTTCCTTGATGGTGTTTATAATAGCGAGACATTTTGGAGATCGAAACCCACTATTGCCGTTTATTATCGGGATGCCTGGGATGGAGTTGCGTATAAGAACTTCGATACAATATCCTACAAGAATGTTTATACGGAAGATAAAGATGTTACGCTTGGTTGGATGATGGAACATCTGTCTGCCGATAAAGTAATCCAATACCTCAAAGAGCGTGGCATCACTATTTGCCCAATGAATTTTTAAAGGAGAAGTAACAAATGAATTTTTTTAAAAAAGCAATCAAAGAAGTCCAAGAGATAGATAAAGCTATCGAGTCATTCAAAGAGACTCCCGAACCCACGTCCGAGCCCAAAGAAGAATGGGCATGGGTCGAAGGCTACAAAGGCACGGATAAAGATATGAAGTGCAGAGGTTATCAGTACGAACTTGGTGTGCAATACGATATGCCAGAAAATGAACCCATCAAAGAATGCAAAAGTGGCTTCCACCTCTGCTTGTCGATAAATGATGTTTATAATTACTATGGCATTGGCTACAGTCATAGATTTTTCAGAGTTAAGGCTCTGGTGCGTGTATCTGACGTGAAGAAATATGGTGAGTCTATTTATACGGACTTCAATGGTGCAAAATATTATATGGGAGGCCATTATGATAAACTTACCTCTAAATCTATTATTTTTCTATCCGAGCTTTCTATTGATGAAATTCTCAAAGACACAGACGCACAAAACTTGCCCGAAGAATACAAGAAGATGGCACTCAAAAGTTCTATACAAAATGCCGTTAACCAGTACGAAATAAACATTCTTGTTGAAGATGGTTATTCTCTTCCATTTGCGACATACATAATCAAATCTAGCAAGTTTGATGTTGCCCACGCCTTTGGATCTCAAAAGGAGCTGAGTATGGATATGAAAGTACTTGGCATTTTATATAACATGCAAGGAGTTTAATTATGTTACACAGATTTCAACACGGAACTATAGTTTTCTACCAAGCCGGAGAAGATTTAAACAACAATGATGTTTATATAATTGACCCTAATACAAGAAAAGTTCGCAAACCCAAAGATTGCGATGAATGGCTCACCTGCCAATTGGTTTATGTATACGACTACAACATCGAGCGTCGTCGATATGGCGACGGAAAGATTGACAAAGATGAATGGTGCCGCTGCTGGATTGGATATTTAGTTATTTAAAGGAGAACCAATATGGAAGATACAAGATCGCTTTATATAAATCAACTTATTAACCATTACAGAAAATCATTCTTTGACGATATCGAACTCTATCCAGTGACCTATCGTTACGAAAACGCAGATAAGCCAACATGCCGATACTTTAGTCACAACGAAGGACTTGATGTTATTCAGACTTACATCAAAGACCTTGAGAAGAAGGTTGATGAACTTCAATATGTTGAAAAAATTATTCAAGTAGCAGCAAGGGAGAACAGTTATGACACCCAACAAATGTAAATGTGGTTGGATTCCAAGCGTTTTTTACCTCAAAGACCCATTGTGGGGACACACAATCCATGTTCAGGTTATCTGCGAGAATTGTCATCGACGAGGCAAATACAGGCCAACTCGCGAAGAAGCCATTGAAGAATGGAATACAAATGGTCCAGACGAAACTGGAATAATGAAATAAAGGAGAACTAACTATGTATAGATACCTACTATTTCACTGCTATAACTACTACCCTAGCGGCGGTATGCGCGACTGCGCGTTCAAAACTAACAATTTTGATGAACTCGTGCCGTTTATAAACGAGCATTACAACGATACTTTAATGGACCATATTCACTACTATGATACCGTAGAGGACAAAAGATATGAAGCTATAATGCAGTATTACGAAGACGAAAACTACTTCGGCAGACAAAGATTTTTATACTGGGAGGCAGAACAAAGATGAAGAAAGGTTGTAAAACTTGTTATTTTAGCAAAACCTTCGTTGTTAATAATGAAACACTTTATGACTGTACCCTAGATACAATAAAAGAACTTACTTGCTTTTTTGAAGGATTTTGCTATTACGCACCCATAGAAGATTTTATAATTCCACCAGTGCCAAAGGAGAATAACAATGTTTAAACGCAAGAAAAAGAAAACAGGTTGCGAAACGCCTGAATATCGATGTCCTGCTATGCCTCCGGTGGCAAAACCGAAAGAGGAACGTTGTTACACAAGAACGGTTCGCAGATCGCTAGTGGGCACACAAGATGCATTCCCTTCTCTTGCTTCCAACCCTTCTTATGATGATATTTTAAAAATTGAAAATGCAGATGTTTATTGGAGCGACAAAAGTGGTGCGATTATTGTTGTCACGACACCAGAATGGAGAGATTATTTGACTGGCAAAAGAGATACGCCATTTATAGAAAAGGAGAATAAAATAATGAACAATAAAACTATGTACGGATTAAATTTATACATTCCTTTCGAAGACCTAGATGCTTATATCCATGAGCACATTGACAAGAACTACGGAGACTGTCATTTTATACCCATCAAAGTAGGGATTAACGAAGTAGATCTGAGCATCGATATAAAACTCTTGTCAGCCAGCTCTGCTGAAATAGATAATAACAGATATAAACTTGACCTTAATGAATTGCCGAAGGAGAATACAAAATGATTGACTTAAAAGAAATAGAAAAGGATATCGATGCCCTCAGGAAGGCTCTGCAAAAGAGAAGTGAAGACTACAGACAGGCTAAAGAAGCCAATCTTAAAGAGCAGTTTGGCGAAGATTTCGGTTGTCACAATTGCGCCTATTGTTGTTGCGTTGATGTCGGAGACGGTCATACTGACTGCACCAAGGGCCACTGCATATATTGTCGTAAATATTGTGATGAATATATGCCCAACAATGAGTTAAGCAGATATATTGAAGAGTATCACTATTACGACGAGCGTACATTAGATACGCTGAATGATATGTTTGATGTTTCGGACATTATGAAACATCCCGAGCTGTATCAGACGGCACTTGAGATATTAAAACTGAGAGATAAAAAGGAGAACGAAAATGAGTAATAACAGAGATTCACTTGGCGACCGTATGAAAGAAAACTACGAGAATCGTGCCAAAACCTACCTAGTACGCCGTATGCCGGTCATTATCAGACTCGACGGCAAGGCCTTCCACACCTTCACCAAGGGCTTAAAGAAGCCCTACGACGAAATTTTCCACAATACTATGAACGCAACGATGAAGTACCTCTGCGAGAACATCCAGGGTTGCAAGCTGGGTTACACTCAGTCTGACGAGATCACTCTGCTCCTCACCGACTACGATACTCTTGATACTGACGCTTGGTTCGGTTACAACGTGCAGAAAATGTGTAGTGTGTCGGCAAGTATGGCGACTATGGTCTTTAACGATGTTTTTTCAGAGCAGTATCATAATAAGATGTTTGAAGAGGAAGATCCTACTATCAATCCTTATTTTGACACTCTATTTAGCAAGTTAAATAAAGCTATGTTCGACTCTCGCTGCTTCAACATTCCCAAGGAAGAAGTAACCAACTGCTTTATTTGGCGTCAACAAGATGCTACTCGCAACGCTATTCAGATGCTCGGTCAATGCAACTTCTCTCACAAGGAGCTTCATGGTAAGTCTTGTAATGACATTCAGGATATGCTGATGACTCAGAAGGGCATCAATTTTAACGATATGCCGACAGAGTTTAAGCGTGGCGTGTGCTGTATCAAAGAGGAGTACTATCCTGAGGTTGCTCTTGGCTGTGAAGATTGTCCCATTGACGCAACATCAGTAAGAACTCGTTGGACGCTCGATAAAGAGATTCCTATTTTTACTCAGGATAGAGAATATGTAGAAAGATATGTATAAGGAGAACTAATTATGGAAGATAAGAATTATACATTCAAAGGTTATGAACCCGAGTATGCCATTGGTAGACCCAAATTGCCCATCTCAACTATTTGTATAGGTGACGACGGATATTCTATGGCTATTAATGTTGACAAGAAATTCAACTGGTTCCAGAAGAAGATGATTAAGTGGTGCTTTGGATTTGAAGTAAAGGAGAATAAGTGATGAGGCTAATTGATGCAGATAAACTTCATTTATGGACGGCTCTACGTCCGTATTGCTCGTCAGATGTATGTTGTGAAGTTACAAACATTATAGACAATGCACCCACTATTAATCCTTATGAATGGATTAGCGTCGAGGATAGGTTGCCGGAAGAGTTATTTACAGCCGTGCTTATTTACTGCCCAGACAACAATAACATTTATTGTGCGTATTTAAATGCTAGAAATGAGTGGCATATTTTCGATCAAGGAAGTGGATTATGGGTTCTAGAAAGGGTCACCCACTGGATGCCTCTCCCTAAATCGCCCACAGAAAAGGAGAATTAATATGATATTTGATAATTTAAAATTTTATCTCAAGGATTATACCACAGGGGAGCTAGATATTAGGTTTTTATGCGAAGACTGTCGTAAAGAAATGGATAGACCACGCTATACATATGAAATTCTACGTGGCAAAGGTACAGGATATCATTTTGTATGTGAAGATTGTTATCTGATTCGTAAAGAGTTTGGAGACCCTATAACTCCAATTAAAGAACATCAAGAGAAACAGAAGGATAAATAGCTATTTTTACCTCAAAAACTCGCAACTACTTAGGCAAAACTCGACTTGGGGTACTCTCCTGTGACCGAGAATACCCCTAGAGCCTAAGTGCCTTAAAACGGATAATTACTTAGTAATAAAATTGTAAATAAATTGTAAATGATTTTATAAGTATATTGACATTTATTTGAAAATATGCTATACTAATTACACTACAAAATGATTAGGAGTTGATAAGATGGACAAGAAGCCGTCAGAATATATAACAGAGTTCTTGAATTTTGTTGCCGAGGCTCAGTCACAGTATAGATTTTGCTCTGAAGAGGCAGAAATTCAAGAAAAATTGACGCAAGATTACCTGCATAGCCTTGAACTTGACGGTCTGAAGCGAGATGAACGTAGTAAAATTGCCACAAAATTGATGATTAATCGCAAGGATAGGCGTTATTATAAGGACAGAATCGAGGAATTTGAACCAATTGTGAAGTTTTTTGAAGATCCACAACACAAAAAGGTGCTAAATTTGATGACTAAAGTGCTCGGAGATGTTAGGAAGGCAGAGAACTACCACAAGGATAGGAAGTATATACCGAGAGTGTTAAAGGAGAAGAAAGATGAGTAAAAAGTACTTTGTGACCTCAGATGTCCATAGTTTTTTGGATGAATTGACGGTTGCTTTGAATGAAAAAGGCTTCGAAAAGGATAATCCAGACCACATTTTGTGCGTTTGTGGCGATCTTTTTGATCGCGGAGATCAATCGAGACAGCTTTTTGAGTTTGTTAAGGAACTTCAGGCTCAGGATAGACTGGTTTATGTAGCTGGCAATCATGAAAGTCTTTTGTTTGATTGTATGTCGGAAATTTATAGAGGTCGGGTGCCTAGCGGTCACCATTTTTCAAACGGTACCGTAAAAACTATATGTATGTTATGTGGACAAAGTGAATGGATTGTTTACGATCCTACGTGGCGAGACAAGATTTGTGAAACTATGCAGCCTATTTTGGGTTTTATCTCCGACAATTGCGTAGATTATGCGGAAATCGGTGATTTTGTGCTTGTACACGGCTGGGTGCCTTTGTTGACGGACTTTAGAGATGGCACTAGCGAAGATTGGGAGCGTGCCCGCTGGGCAAACGGTATGGAAAAGTGGAAAAATCCAGTATGCAGAGTTCCTGGCAAGACGGTGGTTTGTGGGCATTGGCACTGCTCGTGGGGCTGGTCTCATATTAGACAAGAGCGAAAAGAGTGGCCTAATAAATGCCGTAAGGATTGGAAAGAGTCATTTTCACCATTTATAGATGACGGAATTGTGGCTATTGATGCGTGTACGGCTTATAGCGGCTTATGCAATGTGATTGTAATTGAGGAGGATGACTATGGAGACAATTAAAGTAACTACAAGGCTTTCTGCGGAGGAAAGAGAGACTATTTTAGTTTATGATAACATAGATAAGGTTTGGCGTATGGATTCTACCGTACCGAAGCATTTTAACAAAGCCAAAAAGCAAGGTTGGACACAGACTGCAGAGTTCGTTTACGAGGACGGACAGGTTTGTGGCGGTGCTTTTGAGGCGCCGGCAAGAGCAATTACTATCAGAAATGCCGAGAAAAAGCAAATGTCGGAGAAACAACTTGGAAACCTACTCGGCGATGATGACGAGGAGGAAGAATAATGTTTTGGATTGGATTAGGTGTTGGCCTTGTGTGTGGTAGTATTTTAGGTGTGTTTATAACAGCTATTTTAGTTGCTGGTAGGACAGATAATTGACATTAGTCGTTGTTTTGGTATAATAATTACGATACAAAATGATTATTTGCACTTTTCAATAGTTTTTAAGGTGCAAAAATTGCACTTTTGCATTGCATATTGGTGCAAATAGTATAGAATAATTAAGGCGGTGATGGGCGTTGAGCAAACAGCAAAAATTACAACAGTATATATATAAATTAGATTCATCATTGCTTGAATTGAAGCATTGGGATTTAAAATTGCCTCTTGAGCAGGCGCGTAAGATGGACGGAGTTGTGGTCGCTTTAGCAGATTCGCAAATTTTATCATGGATTAATGAGATGAACGGCACGCAGGACTATGATATCAAAGCGAGAGAAGTTAAGAGGCAGATCAAATTTTTAAAAAAACAAGAGGTTAATGCAGATAATAGAGCAAAAATCTCTGAGTTGTACAAGGAATTGTATAGACTTCAGTTCCGAGAAGACTATGTGAGTGTTGTTATGAAGAACAATTCTCACTATATGAGGGCAAATAAGGGTTTTAGCATCAATGGTATCAAATATAAACGACTTCTTTGTACCGTCGGAGGCGTAAAGATGTCTACTGTTGTGTATGTTAGTGAAAGAGTTCATGAAGAGCTTAAAAAACGTCTTGCTAACAATCACAATTGGGATGTACCGTTGGTACCGGCTAAATATTCTGCGTATGAGGCTTTATCGGCGTCTGGCTCCAACGTTGTGAGTTGGCCGATGGACGGTGAGTCGAAAATTCCTGGAGGAACAATCGTAGTAAGAGATGTTATTACAAAGTTTTTAGCAGATTTTATTGATGTAGATGACAGCAACTACCCTTGTGAGCCAACTGTTGAGCTCAAAAAGGACCAAGAGTTTGAAAATAATGCCAACGACGGCTGTGGCATTATGACAATAGAGCTCGCCAAAAGATGGAACGGAGAGCTCACTGGAGATTATGACAGACCGTTATGTGGATGTAATTTGAGAAATGCTTTTACAAAAGGTATGGTGTTTCCATTTGATATTGTAAAGTTCGCAGAAGTGGTTAATGGAGCATCTGATGAACACTCAGATTTGTATTTAATTGAGGATGTTTGGGGCGATAAAAGAGATGTGCGCGATGCACAGTTGATTATCACTGAATCACAGTTAAAACTTTGGAAAAGTTACAACTCTTGGGAGCATTATTATGAGTCTTGCATTGAAAATAAATACACTTTCCGTGTGGCTAAGACTGCTGCTAACTATGAGGAAATGGATGAAGTAAGACAGTTAAATTATCAGTTTATTGCTCCTTTGAAGCTTACACGAGAGGATGTTAAGGATCTTATTAAGCCTACGGTTGATGAAATTGTCGATATTTTAGGCGGAGATTACAGAAAAACATTAGTTTATTTGTGTGGAAGTAAGCTAAATGATGACAATGTGGCTTATTCAGATGTTGTGGCCCGCGCAATTATGTTAAACCCTGCGTTGGTTGGAGATGATTATATATCAAATAGAATTCACCGCATGATTAAAAGACGTATTACAGATGCAAAAATTGGTGTATTGGATGTGAGAGGCAATTTCCAGATTCTGAGTGGAGACTTATATGCGTTGGCACAAAGTATATTTGGTTTGCCAGTAACTGGCTTATTAAAACCAGGTGAGATATATAGTAAATTTTGGCTGGACCGTAATGTTGAGGAAGTTTTGTGCTATCGAGCGCCTATGAGCAACGAGCACTCCATTGTTAGACAAAAGATTTGTAATGATGAAGTCGCACAAGAGTGGTTTAAATATATGGAAAGTATCGCAATTGTTAATGCGTGGGATACTATGCCGGCAGCGTTGAACGGCTTTGATTACGACGGAGACCTACTTTTTACCACCGACAACGAAGCATTGATGTGTAGGCAAACTAATTTACCTGCACTGAGATGTATTCAGCATAATGCAAAAAAGGAAGTTATCACAGAGGAGAATCTTATTCAGTCTAATTTGAATGGGTTTGGCTCAAAGATTGGACAGATAACCAATAGGTGTACGTCGATGACATCCCTGATGGCAAATTACTCTGAAGATGATGAGGAGTATAAGGTTCTTAAATATAGAACTCAATGTATGCAGGCTGTTCAGCAGGCTGAGATTGACAAGGCTAAGGGCATTAAAACATATCCTATGCAGAAGTCTTGGTATATTTTAAGCGAATGCAATCAGAGTGATGAATATACAGATGAATATAATGACAAAATGAAGTTTTACGAGAAGATATGTGCTCACAAAAAGCCGTATTTCTTTGGATATAACTACTCTTCGATGATGAAAGAATACAGGGAGACTACAAATCGTGCAATTACTAATGCTCGTCAGAAATTTAGGATGGAATTGAACGAAATGCTTGCGGCGTATGATAACAATGAGTTCTTGCCGGAAGAACAAAGAATTTTCGTGGAAAGATTCTTACATAGTTTAAATTTGGATAGTTCTAAGTCAACCTGTAACATGATTTGTTGGGAGATTGAGGATATATTTGATGGTAAAACGACCTTTGTATCAAACAAGGCGGATTTATATGCTTTGGTGCGTAGTAGTGAGGAGTGCAGTCCTGTCCTTCTAGATAAAATCACAAAATTATGTAAGAAATCTGAAAAAAAGAAAGCAATTAAGTGTGTTATAGGTTTCTTATTAAACAAAGAAGAAGCTCAGTACGATGAAGAATATTCTAATGTTGATTATGACCTTGCTGATATTCTTGGTGAGGTTTGCAATAATGAAGAGCAACTTTGCGACCTACTTTTAGATTATTGCTATAAGTATAATGGTAATAAGGAAATCTTGTGGAATGTTTGTGGCGAGACTATTATTAAAAGACTGTCAAGCGAAAATACTTTATATTATCCTATTGTAGATTCTAATGGCGATTTTGAAGTTCAGGGTAAGAAATATTTAATGAGAGAATATGTTACTGGAGGTGATGAAGATGAAGTTTAAAGGTGTTTGTTTTGATGAAAGAAGAGATTTGATATCGTATGTTGAGTCTGGAATTCTTGAAGAAGACCATATAGGTAGAACAATTTATAAAAGGGCGCGTTACAATTATTTTATAAAAAATTTAACCGACAAGAAGAACTATAATGACATCGTTGATTTCGTCACCTCCAAAAGTACTATTGGGTTGACGGACTTTGATATCTACGAGTTTGTTAATAAGGCGATTAATAGTGCTAAGAAAGTTGGTTTGAAGCGCGTTGATCATATTTATATTACGAAGTCAGAGCTTGACTTTATTGTCAGTCTTGATGATATTAAGTTAGAGAAAATCGCATTTGTTCTTCTTGCTTTAGCCAAGTATCACAATGAGGTGTCTGGTGAAGACAATGATATGGTATATTTGAAACTTAGTGAAATTAAGAATATGGCTCGTATTAATATGAATCGTGTAAATTTCGAGTATTTTTATGCTAATTTGTATGATAAAGGCGTTTTGCAACATAATACAAGCCCAGTATCCACCATTCAGATTGTCGATTTTGTTTCACATAATTTAGATGATGAGATTGTTTTTGAACTCAAGGAAATTGATTATTTGGAGTTGGCATATATTTATTTATCGTGGAAGAATGATGACCAGGGATATGCTAGATGTCAAAAGTGTGATAGATTGATGAGGCAAGGCAAGACCAAACCTAGAAAATACTGTGAAGAATGCGCTAGAGAATCTCATTTGGAGAGTAAAAGATTGTCCGAACAAAAACGCAGAGATAAAATTCGTGGACAAAATCTCACACCACAAAATGATTAGGAAAAACCTAGGGGTTTATGGAATGACTTTCAAAAAGCTATAATGATATAGGACACAATACAAAATGATTAGTATTTTCCTATATCAAAATCTTAGCAGAAATAAAAAGGAGAAGATTTTATGAATGAACTTGAAAATTTATTGCTTTCAATTCCAGAGTCAGTAGCGACGCTTCAGTTGCCCGATGTTGGTTTAAGAGACCATTATCAGAATGAGCAAGACAGAGTTTATATGCTTGATACGGCAATTGACGATACAACTCTTGATCTTGTAAAGTACATCATTAGATGTAACAAAGAAGATGCGGGCAAACCTGTTGAGGAAAGAAAGAGAATTCTTGTTATGATTGATAGTCCTGGTGGCTCAGTAGAGGTTCTCGCTTCGATTATTGGTGCCATTAAGGTAAGCAAGACACCTGTTTGGACTTGTTGCTATTGCACCGCTTATTCGGCGGCAGCAGATTTACTTGCTTGTGGACATAAGAGATTCGCACTTCCGATGACAAGTATGATGTTCCACGCTGGCTCGGCTTGCTATCAAGGCTCTCAGAATGACATTAACAGCGCAAAGAAATTCTTCGATGGCATGGGCAAGAGAGTTACCGATGAGGTGAATTCTAAAACAAACTTTGATAATAAGTTCCTTAAGAAGCTCAAGACAGACGATATGTATATGAATGAAGAAGATGCGTTGAAGTACGGAGTTATTGACGAGATTATCACGGATTTAGATACTCTTTATTGATTGGAGCGATATTTATGGCAAAATCCTATAATATAAAATATGCCTCGGGTACTGAGGCGCCAAAAACACTTAAAGATCATCCTTTTTATGGATTTAAATTGGACGATGAGCAAATTGCATTTAGAGACGCAATTTGGAACCCAGACAAATTGATTGTGTTCTGTAATGCCAAAGCAGGTACTGGTAAGACGTTTATCGCAACCGCAACGGCAAACTTGTTAGTTCAGTATGGGCTGTACGATGGCATTGTTTATATATCATCTCCTACTCAGGAGTCAAAACTTGGTTTCCTTCCAGGTGAAATTGAAGATAAGACGGCAGTATATAGCGAACCATTGATAGAGGCGTTGATGAAGTTAAATATTAATCCTGGTACTGCGGTTCATCAATATAATATTATGAATCAGAAGAATGGCACTTCATACATTGATGCAATTACGCATGTATATTTAAGAGGTTGTAATTTTGAAAACAAAGTTGTAATTCTTGATGAAACCCAAAACTACTATTGCGACGAACTTAAAAAGACTTTAACAAGAATGGCAGATAGTTGTAAGGTAGTTGTTATAGGCCATAGTGGTCAGGTTGATTTATATCATAATCCAGAAAACAGTGGATTTGTTCGTTACTTGGAGCACTTTAAGGATGATCCGAGAACGGCTGTGTGTGAACTAAACACAAATTATCGTGGCTGGATTTCTAGTCACGCAGATGCATTAGAATAAATAATATAAGATGATTATTAATAGTGGGACAGCAGGTTGCAAACTGTTTGTTTATTAATCCTTTGGTGAACATTACCACTTTTAATATAAATATTTTAACAAAGGAAGATTAGTTATGATTGGAATTTATAAAATTACAAACAAAATTAATGGAAAGTGCTATATTGGTAAAAGCGTAGACATTCATGATAGGTGGATTAGACATCGAAGTAGAGCTTTTCAGGAGAGAGATAAGCAATATAATTGTTATTTATACCGGTCGATACGCAAATATGGATTAGATAATTTTATATTTGAGATTATTGAAGAGTGTGCTTTAGAAGACTTAAATGAAAAGGAAATATTTTATATTGATTTTTATCATAGCTTTGATAAAACCTGTGGATACAACATGACTCGTGGCGGAGACGGTGCCTTAAAGCAGGATTATGAAGAAGTCTGTGATTTATGGAGCAAGGGATATACGGTTAGCGATATAGCAAAAGCGATTAATGGTTCGAGAAATACTGTTAAAAATATACTAAAAGCATGTAATGTTGACTACTCTGAAGATACAGCACGAAAAAGAGGGATAAAAAAGAAAAGTTATTCAATCAATCAATATGATTTGAATGGTATTTTTATTAAAACATGGGAGTCGGCAAAACAAATAGAACGTGAATTACATGTTGACCACTCTGACGTCATTAGTTGTTGTAATTGGGTATATAAAACGGCAGGCGGTTATAAGTGGAAGTATGCAGAGCGAAGTGAAACTTCGGCCCTTGCTGATTTATTAGATTAACAAAACAAAATGATTAAACGAAGGAGAAAAGATTATGGCAGATTCTATGAAGAAAAATTACAAGGTCTCGGGAAGCGGTTTACTTGCTATTGAGGGAGACAGAATTATTGTTTGTTGTGAAGACAAGGGAGAATACAATCTCGCAAGAGTGCTTGCAGATTTGAATGATCATCCCGTGAAGTTTAGTTTCTCGTATGATGAAGAGTACGAGGAAGAAGAAATTGAAGTTGATGTTGACCTTGAGATTGAGATTGAAGTTGATGAGGAAACTGGTGAAGTAATTTAATTTTGAACTTCTCCTACAGGCTTGGTTCTTACCAAGCACACTTGTAGGCGGTCTGATATAACCGTGCTCGTCGGTATATACGAGCAATATGGGAGATTAGCCTAGTGGTTAGGCAGCGGACTGTTAATCCGCCTAGAGATGTTCAATCCATCTATCTCCCGCCATATGGGGGATTAGCTCATTCGGGAGAGCACTTGCCCTGCAAGCAAGAGGTGATGGGATCGTAGCCCATATCCTCCACCATGTGTACAGGCATTTTAATCCTGTTTTATGTAGAGGTTTTGTCAGTGAGCCTATCAAAAAACTGTCATATACGGTTCCGTAGCTCAGTTGGTTAGAGCGCTAGCCTGTCACGCTAGAGGCCAGGGGTTCAAGTCCCCTCGGAATCGCCATATATGGGAGAGTACCAAATCGGAAACTGGGGCGGGCTGTAAACTCGTTGCCTCTGGCTTAGTGGGTTCGACTCCAACCTCTCCCACCATAATGCCTCCGTAGTCAAGTTGGTTAAGACATGGCCCTTTCAAGGCTAAGACGCGAGTTCAAACCTCGCCGGAGGTACCACATGCTTTCGTAACACAATTGGCAGTGTACTTGATTTGTAATCAAGCTGTTCAGAGTTCGAGTCTCTGCGAAAGCTCCATATTGCGGTGTAGAGCAGATGGTTAGCTCGCCGTCCTCATAAGTCGGAGGTCGATGGTTCGAGTCCATCCACCGCAACCAAGTGATCGCGTTGTGGAAACTTGTGAAGCCTACAACCATAGGAGGTTCTGCGGAACCTCCTATCATTATCGTCCACTAACTCAATTGGATAGAGTGCTGGTCTTCGAAACCAGGAGTTGCAGGATCGTGCCCTGCGTGGATGACCAAATAATAAATATATAAGAAAAGGAGAGAAGAATATGACAATTACGCGTGAAGAAATGATAAGAAGATTATCGGAGAAAAGTGGATATTATATGAAGGATGTAAGAAGCCTACTTCAATGTATGGATGAAGTTGTGTTTGACGCGCTTTGTGAAGTGACTGATGACAATGACGTGGCCGTGCAATTAGTGCAGGGCATTAAGGTATCAACTCATATCGTACCAGAAAGAGATAGGGTTGACCCACGCAATCAAAAACCAGTTATAGTGAAAGCTACTGTAAAGCCTGCTTGTAAGTTTAGTGAAGATTATAGATCAAAACTTCAAGAAGCATATGAAAATAACAAGAACGGTTAATGCCGTTCTTTTTAATTTATCAGAAAGGAAAAGAGATTATGAGTAATATTTTAGTACATTTACCTAACGAGACCGAGGATCAATGTTTATGGAGAATCGGTAAGGCGAAAGATTCAGGACTTTTAACAGATAATTGGCCCGAGATTGCCACTTTTTTGAATAAAACTTTCAGAGAGGATGAAACACAATATTATGATTCTTCGGCATACAGAAAGAAGTATAGAAATTTTGTAACTGCTTATGAGGGTATTTTTAGTAGAGAAAGATTTACTGACGAGGAAATGCTTACAATAATAGAGCAAAAGAGAGAACTTGAAAAAGCAAAGATTAAATTAAGAGATGAGAGATTAGACTATCAAAAGACAGTTAGGGAAGAGGCTAGAAAGGAATCATTGGTTGAGCTTGTTCATCGAGTTCTTACTGATACTGTTGTTCCGTTTGATTATAGTCCTGATTATACATTTTCTGGCACATCGGATGATGAGATGATTATATGTTTAAGTGATTTGCATGTTGGTATCGTGTGTGATAATTATTGGAATCAATTTAACACTAACATTCTGCAAAATCGTCTTAATAAATATTTGGATGAAATTAGAGAAATTCAAAGAACTCACTCGTGCAAAAAGTGCTATCTTGTTTTGGGCGGAGATAATGTTAGTGGACTTATTCACTCTAATTTACGACTTCAAAATAATGAGGATGTTATTAAACAAGTTAAGATAGCGTCCGTATATATAGGTAACTTTGTTAACGAACTTGTTAAAATGAAGGCGTTCGAAGAAATTGAAGTACGTTCGGTGGCCGGTAATCATTCTAGATTGTCACAGAACAAAGAAGATCACTTAAAAGGAGAAGAATTAGATGAACTTATTCCATTTTATTTAAATTTAATGTTTGTTAATGAGGATGTAGTTAAGGTTTACGAAGACTCTCCTATCGATTCAACAATTAATAGTTTTACTACGAGTGGAAATAAGTTGTTTTATGTGGTACACGGAGACAAGGATACGGTATCCAAAGTAGTTTCAGACTTAACATTAATGGTTGGAAGAAAGCCAGATGGTATCATTATGGGTCACAGACACCATAATGCTTTTGATACTATACACAGTGTTAAAATTGTACAGTGTGGATGTGCGGTTGGCACAGATACTCATTGTGTTGACAATAGAATATCTGGAGAACCAGAACAATGCGTATTTATTACAAATAGTAAGAGAACGGTCAAATGTTTATATGACATTGGGCTGAATTAATAATGTAAAATGATTAGAAAGAAGGAATAGATTATGAAGGAAATTAAGAACAAGAAGAGTCAGCTTTGCTTCGACGCGAAGGTTAGTAGAAAGTTGCTTAAGTTAAACGGCGAGCTGAAATTTTGCCCTTATTGTGGTGTAGCACTTGCAGATGGCTGTGAGTGCCACAAAAATATCGTGATTGATATTAAGGCAAATAGAGAGAATACAGATAAGACTATTTTTGTATTTGATAACAACGAGTCATTTAAGGTAGATTTTAACGATCTTATGGACGAGCTTAAGGCAAAGAAGGAAGCAGAAGTAGAATATGAGCAGATTAGCATAGATATCGACTAATTGCTCCTCAAATCTATAGAAAGGAGTGATATCTATGGCAAAAGCAATGGGCAAGAGTGCCCCTAAGAAGTCAATGGCGACAAATGCTCAAAAAGAGGCAGAAGAAAAGGAAGAGTATTTGTGTTATTGTTGTGGCGAAAAAAAGAAGAAGACTTCATTTTACACTACGACAGATCCGTTTAATGGTGTAGGTGTCAATCCTTTTTGCAAGTTGTGCATTGAGAAGATTGCGAGAAACTATAATACTCAAAGGGCGCAATATGGAGAGGTAACCAAGTCTTCGTTATGTGATGCGCTTGAGCGAATGGATCTACCGTATATTGAGAGACTGTGGGAGGCCTCTTATAAAGAGGTGCATGATCCCACATTGAAATTGCCAAAGACCAATATTTGGTCTGCATATATAACAAATGTAAAGTTACCTCAGTACAGAGGAATGCGTTGGAGAGATGGGGATTTATTTAAAAAAGAGTCTTCTAGTTCTTCATCTACAGGCAATGTAGATGACTATATCGCTCCCGATGTAGCAGAAGAATTAGAAAGAAATCGAAGAGATGTTGTCAGATTGGTAGGTTATGACCCATTTGAGAAAGAATTGCTAGAGGACAAACCGTTATTGTACGCACAAACAGTTGGATATTTGGATATGGGCGGCAATAATGATGACGCAATGAGAACATCATCTGTTATCACCATTGTTAGAGGCTTTTTACAAATACAAAAGCTAGATGATATGATTGCTAAGGCAATGATTAGTGCGGCTAAAAATGGTGGTTCTGCCGAGATTAAGGCATTATTGGATGCTAAGAAGAATATTAGCGCAACAATTTCACAACTTGCCGAGCAAAACTGTATTTCATTAAAGCATAATAAAAATAACACTAAGGGCGAGAACACCTGGACTGGTAAAGTTCGTATTATGAAGGAAATGAATTTAAGAGAAGCCGAGGTCAACATCTTTGATGCAGAAACCGCGTCGGGACTTGCACAAGTTGCTGATATAAGCAACGCATCTATACTTAAACAAATCAATCTTGATGAAAATGATTACGTACAGATGTTAACAGAGCAAAAGAAAACAATTGAAGAGATGAATAAGAAGGCAAATGAGTCTATTGAAAAAGCTAGACTATTGTTACGTGAGAACATAGACTTAAAAAAGTTGCTTGAAGAGAGCGGTATTGATATTAAAGAACATTTAAGTAATGATACGATACTATATCAGGAATAAGGATGGTGGCATAAATGAGTGAAATAATTCTTCCATCTAAAGAAATAATTATTCCTAAAAATTATTCAATTTATATTAAACCTTCGGATAATGATATGTCTCAGCGCAAATTAGAGGGATATCAAAAATTAGCCGAAATAAAACAGTGGGGCATACGAAACCCCACTAAATTTATGTCCATTTTTCTTGGTGTTGATTTGCTTGATGCCCAAGAATATGTTTTTATGAACTCTTGGACAAAGCCATTTGCATTATGGCTTGAGTCGAGAGCTGCAGGTAAGACGACCATGTTAGCTCTCTATTCTATGATGAAAGGTTTGCTATTTAACAATTACAGAATTTATATTTGTTCAGGAACGGCAGACCAGTCTCAAGAGACATTCAAGAAAATTGAAGATATAGCCTTGAAGAATATAGAATCAATGACGGGCTTGACAGATGTGTTTAAGAATGAGGTTGAGATTTCTCAATCATCTTCAAATGGATTTATTCATAACCCTATGGGATTTACTTATTCACTGTATAATGGATCTTTTGTAAAGACGTTGAATAGTAATATCGATGCAAAAAGAGGTAAACGTTGCGAATCTGTAATCTTTGACGAGGGTGGATGGCTCTCTGAAGAGGTGTTTAATGTTATTGGCGCTTTTACGGCGTTAAACAGTAATTTTAAACTTGGTGGAGACATTGATATCTCCGCACTCCCTAGTGAGTTTCCTCATCAGCTTTTATATGCTTCTTCGGCTTCGTCTGTTGATACTTCGTTTTACAATAAGTATAGAGACTTTAGCAAAAAGATGTTTCTTGGAGACCCCAGATATTTTGTGGCGGATATAAACTGTGACATTGTTATTAATGCTACCTTTAGAGGAAAATTATATCCGGCATCTCTTTTGAATAAAGAAACTGTGGATACGGAAATGCGTAATAATCCAGAAAAAGCATTAAGAGAGTATTATAATAGATTTACTCAGGACGGCGGTGTTGGTCAAATTATTAAGAGAGCTTTAATTGTAAGAAACTCTTATACAAGGCCACCAGTACTTTGTAATGATAATAATCAGAGAAAATTCGTGCTCGCATATGACCCTGCACGAAACACCGACAACTCTATACTGGGAATTGGCGAACTTAAATATAATGAAGAAGATGGTTATACAATGGATATTGTCAATTGTATATCTTTTTCTGATTTGGGTTTAAGGCGTAGAACTCCTATGATGTATCAAGATCAGATAAGAGAAATCAGAGAAGCATTAATTAATTATAACGGTGATATCATTGACTATGAGAATATAGAAGTTTTGCTAGCCGACGCGGGTTCTGGCGGAGGCGGTAATTCATGGGTTAGAGACTCGTTAATTGAGAATTGGATTGATAAATCTGGCAAGGAGCATCGTGGGCTTATTGATAAAGAGTATGCACCCGAGTATATTGGTCGTTTCCCAGAGGCGATTGATAAGTTAAAACTTATTGAGCCGTCAAAATACAAGTCGGAGATGTATGAAGCACTTATCAAAATGGTAGAGGCTAATAAGATAACATTTCCCGAGAAATATGACAATAAAGGGTATTTAAATATTCTTGAGGTGGATAAAGGTCTGATGGAACGCTCTGAGCTTGCCATCAGAGAGAAATTAGACAAAAAGAATTTAAGTGTTAATGCATATGAGGAACAACTAGAGGAACAGTTGTCTATGATTGATGCAGCTAAAACAACGTTATATAAACTATCGGTGGACGAAGAGGTTGCTCTCGTACAGATAGATGCAATGAAAGAAGAAATAGTTAATATATGCAGAACAAAACGTGATTCTGGTAAAGATGCTTTTAAATTACCGGCACACAAGGATGCAGATACGGGCGCAAGTGAAGCTACTATGCACGATGACCGTGCTTATGTGCTAGCGATGCTTGGCTGGTATTTATCCGAACGAAGATTGGAACATATTAAGAATAAAAAAAGAAACATAGGAAGTACACAAGAAGTGCTTTCTAAATTTGTAGTTTCTAATGGAAAACACATTGATAGAATTTTCGGATAGAAAGGATGGTGAAGTGCCGTGGAAACTAAAGAGCAAATTACAAAGTTAAAAGAAGACGAAAAAAGACAACAAATAAAGCAGTTCGCCGAAGAATTGAAGAATGTTTTACAATTGTTTAATCCAGAAAAAATTCCGAATAGAACAACTACAACTTATAGTAGAGAGACACTTAGGACATATTTAAGAAACCCTGCTACTGAATCAAATAACAACAACTTGAGGAAACTTAGTAATTATCTTTATACAATTTCTCATGTATATCGTCGTATGATTAGATTTAAGGCGCATCAAATGAATTGTAAGGTTTGGAGCGCTTATCCCATTGTTAGTATGATTGAGGAGAATGACGAAGAGTCTATTCTCAAGGAATATGGGCGCGTTGTTGATATTGTTGCTAATATGAATATGAAATCTCAGATACTCAAGATGAATCTTCTCGCGTGGAAACACGGTGTAGCATATGGTTTTTGTTATGGAGATCCAGAGGGTGAAGGAAGTTTTTATATCCACCCGTTAGATCCAGACCGTTGCAAAATATCGTGCGCGTCATTTGATAATGGCGTACCCGGTTTCTTATTTGATATGTCATATTTTAGAGGTAATGAGGAGCAGTTGGAATATTATGATGAAGTGTTTACTACTCTTTATAACGAATTTACAAGGGATAATATTAAATGGAAGCAACTTCCTATTGAAAAAACATTTTGTCTCAAGGTAGATCCCGATAACCTCGATTATTCTATTCCTCCACTTTCAGGCCTGATGGAACAGGTAATTTCTGTTACTGACTTACAGGCAGCACAAGACGAGATTGACTCATTGGCAAACTATAAAATGATTTGGGGTAAACTTGACACTATTAGTGGTTCAAAAAACCCAGATGACTTTGTGGTGGATTTAGATTTGGCATTAGCATTTATGAGAAAGGTTAATGACGCATTGCCTGAAAATGTAACAACTGCACTTTCTCCTTTAGACTTGGATGTTATTGAGTTTAAAGATAATGATGCTAGTGATGTTAATGTTCTTAGTAAAGCGTATATGAATCTTATCGAGGCTAATGGTTCTATTATCTTGAACTCTAACAAAATTACAAATAGCCAATCGTTTAAATTGGCACTCAAGGCAGAGTGTGAGGATGCTATGAGTATGACACCTCAGTTAAATGCGTGGTTGAAGTTTTACTTAAAGTATAATTACAATGTTGAGACTATTGCAGTTGAGTATTCTGATATTTCGCCTTACTTTATGGATGACGAAATTGAAAAGATGACGAAATTGGCAGGCTTGGGTCTTCCTGTCAAGACAAAACTTGCGGCGATGGCTGGAGCTAATCCTCAGGAGAGCTTTGGTATGGACTTCCTTGAAAGACAACTCCTAAAATTAGGTACAGAGCGATGGGTAAATCCGCTTGTTTCTTCGAACACTCAGAGTGGTATAGGTGGCGAAGGAGGTGCTCCTGAAAAGTCTGAGGGAGAGCTGAGTGATGAAGGTCTTGAGGATAGAGACCAAAATAAAAACGACAATTAATAATTACAGGAGATAATGATTATGGCTACAATTAAACAATTTGGAGGACAGGGTCTTTCAAGTAACTTTGCGTCCATCATTCTTGAGAATGATACCGAGGTTGATGCCCTTCCCATTAATAAAGTAGATTCCACAAAAACACCTCTCCAAAATCATGATAAGTTTTCTGTTGGTAGCGAGGCATTCTGCCCTAGTTCCGGCAATGCATTTATGCTTACAGAGGCTGGTTGGATTAAGCTATAAGGGGTGATTGTATGGATTTAGTTACATTAGCAGTTGCTAAAAAGTATACCGATAAAGCAATCGCTCAGGCAGCAGTTGGAGATATTGATGTGGAGTCGTATGTAAAAGAAGCGGTAGACGAGGTTATTGGTAGTGCTTCCGAGGAATTTAATTCATTAGGCGAGATGGAGACCACACTTGGTAACAAGGTTGATAAGACAACGACTATTAACAACAAACCATTAAGTTCAAACATTTCTCTTGACGCTTCTGATGTGGGCGCAGTTCCTACATCTCGTATGGTTAATGGCAAAGCCTTGAGTGGAAATATTACGCTAAGTGCAGTGGATGTAAAGGCTTTACCCGACACAACAACTATTCCTACAACTTTGGCGGGTTTAGCGGAGGATGCTACCCACAGAGTTGTTACTGACACAGAAAAGGCTACCTGGAATGCAAAATCTAATTTCAGCGGTAATTATAATGATTTAACCAACAAACCTACGATACCTAGTGTTGCTGGGCTTGCCTCTGAAACATACGTTAACAATGCGGTGGCGAATGCGATGATTTTAAATTCTACTACCGATGGCAGTACAAAGAAGTTTAGAATTACAGTAGATGATACTGGAGCTTTGACTGCTGTCGAAGTTGTTGAGTAATGAGGTGGTATTATGGAGAAGAAATTTATTAAAACGACAGATGGTGAAACTGCGAGCAAGTTGATAGCATTAAATTTTAAACTTGTTTCGCATATTGGCAGTGTCTATACATTTTTAAATGAAGTTCCGCAGAATCTAACTTTTGAATCCGTGGATCAGACCAAGATTGTATATGATAATATTTTAAGTATTTAACAACACAAAATGATTATAGGAGAAGATTTATTATGGATAAGTATTTTTATTGTTACAGTTATCCACTAAAAGAATTTTTGATTGCCAATGGACAGGCTTCAATTGTTGCAGGAATACACCCATCCACCAACAAAAAATATTGGGTATTTAACGGCAATGAGCAATTGAATAATTTATTAACAGAATGGAAGTCAAGAAAACACTGATTTCTGTTTTTTATTTTGAAAAGTATTTGGAGGAAATAATTATGAGTTATGCAGAATTTATACAAAATATTTTAGACACTCGCGGACGTTTTGTTTGCGACGAAACATATCATGAAAGGCATCATATTGTACCAAAATGTCTTGGCGGCACAGATGATGATGGCAATCTAATTGATTTGTTAGCACGAGAGCATTTTGTTGCACATAAACTTTTGGCGCAAGAGAATCCTGAAAACAACAAATTAACCTGTGCGTGGTGGATGATGTCTCATATTGGGAGGGTTGAAATTACCTCTGAGGAATATGAGGAGGCCCGCATTGTATTTAGTAATATGCAAAGGGAACTTCATATTGGTACAAGTATTTCAGAAGAAATACGTCAAAAAATGAGAGAATCGCATCTAGGTGAAAATAATATTAATTATGGTAAACCACGAACAGAAGAAACTCGTCGCAAAATTAGCGAATCAAATAAAAATTATTGGACGGACGAGAAGAGGCGACGACACAGCGAACTTGCAGTACAATATTGCACGGATGTTTGGCGTAAAAACAATGGTAACGCACATAAGAAAAGAATTGCACAATACACCAAAGATAACATTTTTATTCGAGAATGGGACTCTGTCAAAAGTGCGGGAGAAACTTTACATATCAATCGCAGCAATATATCAGCGTGTTTAAAAAATAAGTATAAGACTGCAGGAGGATTTGTGTGGAAATACATCTCCAACAATTAACAACTTTACTGTAATATCCTTTTTGTGAGGATTTACATATAAAATTTACACGAAAGGAGGATAAAACAGTGAATAAGCAAATTTTAACGCTTGATAGTTTATATCAGTTCTTTGTAGAACAGAACAAATCTGTAAATTTTAGTTCAAAAGAGTATGGCAACCCAATTGTTGTTAAAACTAATGGATTTTTTGAATCTACTAATGATGATATGCCGGGGATGCTTAAATTAAAGCTTAAGGTATGTCATATAGAAACTAATAGGAATGGTTCGCATATTTCTCAAGAAAATATGGAAAAGGCAATGCCTACATTAAAATATCGTCCAATACTTGCGTATATACATACGTTACCAGATGGCACAGAGGATTTTTATGCTCACAATGTTGAAATTATAGAAAATGAAAATGGTGAAACTGAATTTCATTATATGGAAAAACAGGTTGGATGTTTTACTGCAGAAGAGCCTTGGCTTGAGTATGATAAGGATATGGATAAGACTTATGTGATGGCTTATGCAGTTATTCCTGAGGATTATACTTCTGCTGCAGATATTATTCGTAGAAAAAATGGCACTAAAGTAAGTTGCGAGTTAGTTATTAATGAGCTTGCTTATAATGCCAAGGAAAAATATCTTGATTTAACGGATTTCTATTTTAATGGTACAACACTACTTGGCTGTGATGAAGATGGTAACGAAATAGGAGAAGGAATGTTGGGCGCGAGGGCAGATATTTCTGATTTCTGCCATAAAGATCCGATATTTATCTATCAAAACAAAATGATTGAGGTTTTAGACAGGTTAAATACAACTTTGGCTAATTTCAATACAAATATACAGAAAGGAGGAAATGTTGAAATGAATATTTTTGAAACTTTACTTGAAAAATACGGTAAAACCGTTGAAGATGTGACATTTGACGTCGAAGGCCTTTCTGATGAAGAGCTTGAGGCAAAGTTTAAAGAAGTATTTGAGGATGGCAATGGTGATAATGCTACGGACGACAATGCTGGAAACGATGGTTCTGATGATGGCTCTGATGGTGAAGCAAGTAGTAGCGATGACGGCTCTTCCGATGACGCAGACAATAATGATGATACAGACGATGCGGATGGCGATGTTGGTGAACCCGAAAAGTTTACGAAGACATTTACCGTGGAGTTGTCTCATGAGGACGTGAGATACGCTCTGTATAATCTTATCCGTGTATATGAAGAGGAAGATAATGAATGGTATAGCATTAGATCTGTATATGATAATTACTTCTATATGCAGGGATGGTGCAATAACAAATTGTATAAGGTTGGATATACTGTAGATGGTGAAAACGTTGCTCTTGAAGGCGACAGACAGGAAATGTTTGAGATTATTGTTTCTGAGTCTGAGAAACTTGCCATCGAGAAGTTGAGAGAAGATTATTCTGCTCTTGAAGTTCAGTATAATGAACTAAAAGCCTTCAAGGAAACGTATGACGCTTCCGTTGTTAAGGCTAAGAAGACTGATATTCTCGACAAGGCAGAATATGAGTGTCTTGCTGACAACGCCGAGTTTGCACAGCTTAGAACCGAGATGGACAACTATTCTGTTGAGGAAATCTCTACAAAGGCAGATCTTATCTTTGCCGCACATATGAAGTCTAAGATGGAGTTTAGTGTTCAGGATGACGGCAAGAAGAAGCCGAAGGTTCTTGGTTTCAGTGTAGAAACGAAGAACGACAAGAAGAAAAAGGCTTATGGTAAGCTTTTTGATTAATTACAACACAAAATGATTAAACTAAGGGTGTTTAAAAAGATGCTCTTTTTTAATATCAAATTAAAAACAAAATTTATTTTTAGGAGGAAAAACTTATGGCACAGGATCTTTTAAATAAGCACTGGGTCGCAGAAATTTCTAGAGTTTCTGCTGTTTATGGCACAGGTCATATCCTCTCTGGTGAGATGGATAAGGACAGAGACAACGGCGAAATCGTTGCTGTTGGCGCGTACAAGGCAGGCGAGTACTACACTGTTAGCGACTTCGCTGGCGAATTTGAAGCAAAGGTAATTGAGATTGTTAATCACCCTGGTCGCACTATGGTTAGATTTGAGCTTACCAAGGACTGCGAGGGCTATTTCGTTCACAATCCCGAAACTATGCCTAACGATTTCTTGAAGGTATATCAGGATATCGCAAACTACTACAATGCAGAGGGTGACAGAGCAAGAATGTACCCTATGTACAAGCACGATGTATTTACCGTATCTGTTGACGCATTTGGCGGCGAGGTTCCCGCAATTGGAGCTACCGTATCTTATGCTGACGGTTACACTGTTGCGTAATTAAGTGAAAGGAGGAAATGATTATGAAGAATTTAATGACTTTTAATACTACTGTTCAGAATGCTTTCGAGAACGACAATGAGAATCTCGTTCACTTCAGTGAGCTCCTTTCCGACGCTGCTCGTGGCGAGGTAAAGGAAGTTTCCGCTAAGGAAGCTAATAAGAAGATTGTTGAGAAGTTCAGAGCTGCTCTTGGTATTGAGCCTACTGACAGACCTCAGGCAATCAAGCGTGCAATTCGCGCTAACAAGGATCTCGTATTCACTCTTATTGAGGAAACTATCGAGGAACTTATGATAACTGGCTGGATGGAGAATCCTTTCTTCATGCAGTTCGTTGAAGTTAAGAACCTTGCTCTCGGCGACGAGAATGACTTCTATGTTGAAGACGACGCTATTCTTAGCGTATCCAAGGTTTCTGGTAACCACCACAACATGATTCGTCAGAGACTTGCAGGAGGCAGACACTTCTCCGTAGCTGGTGAGTGGTATGGCTTAAAGATCTATTCTGATTTTGAAAGAATTCTCACTGGTGCTGAGGATTGGGCGTCCTTCGTTGCTAAGGTTGCTGAGGCTATGAACCGTTATCTTTACGATGCTCTTTACGCAGCTCTTAGAGGCGCTAAGGACAACCTTGGTGCAAACTGGGTTAAGAACGGTGCTCTTGAAGCCGCTAACAAGACAACTCTTGTAAAGCTTTGCCAGGACATTTCTATGGCAACCAATTCCGAGGTTACTATCTTCGGTTCTCGTACCGCACTTTCTTCTCTTACTGCTATGGCTGATGTAAATTGGGCTCCTGAGTCAGTTAAGAAGGAATACTACAACAATGCAGGTATTCTTGGCAACTTCGAGGGCTTTGCTGTTGCAGAAATCGGTGGGTCTTAAGAGAGGTGCTGGTATCAACAGCGCATCTGTTGAGTATCAGATGGATACCGATAGACTTTACATTATTCCTACTAGCGTAGCAAATCGTTTCATCAAACTTGTTAACTATGGTGAAACTCAGGTTTCTCAGGTTACTGATAGAGATGTTAACAGAGATTTCAGCTACGAGTACGAAGTACTCTATAAGATGGGTATCAATGTTATTCTTAACACCGTCTTTGGAGTATGGGAGATTGTATAATCTTTAATTGACATATAGACAAAAAGGAGAAATTATTATGGCAAATACAAAAAAATCAACAGTTGAAACTGACGAGATTATCGAAACTGAAACCGTTGAAGAAGTTAAGTCTGAACCTACCTCTAAGAAAACCGCAAAGGTCGTTAAGCACGACCCTAATGAATATATCACTTGTAGAAGTGTTAAATTCGGCGAGCTTATTCTTATTGGACCTAAGACTCATACTCCATATAAATGGCTAAATGAGGGTGATGTTGCAGATGTAGAATACCAAGACCTTCTGTCCTGGAAGGCTCAGCGTCACAAGTATCTTTTCGAGCCTATGATTATTATCGAGGACGAGACTATTGTTGAAGAGTGGAAGGCAGACCTTGGTAAACTTTATGCTGACCTTCAGGATATTGATGTTAAGGCAATGTTCAAACTTCCTCAGAGACAGTTTATTGCTCAGCTTAAGAAACTTCCTGTAGGTATGAAGACTACCGTGCAGAATATGGCTTATGCTATGATTCAGGATGGCACGCTTTACGACCTTAGAATTATCAGAGCTATCGATGAAACTCTGAAGACGGAACTGATGATGATGATTAACTAATATAGGGAGGTGTCCTAGATGACTTCCTATACAATATTGTATGACCGTGCACTGGCACAAATTACAGATCCTCTTTTAGCTCAATTGCCAGAAGAGGATCTCGAAACTATGCTCCACGATTGGCTAATGGATGCCATCGTTGAACCCGTGGTTGGCGAGTATGACTTCTCTGATAGAGACGAAGAATTGAAGCAGTTCAACTTTGACATCTCCGATAGAGACCAGAAAATACTTTCCATACATATGGTTCGCGGCTGGCTTGCTCCACAGATTAGGTCGGTTACGCTTACACAACAGGTCTATTCGGGCAAAGAAACTAAGTACTATGCTCAAGCAAATCAGCTTGCAGAAATGCGTGCGCTTGACGAACAGCTTCGTAAAGATGCTGACCTGCTTTTCTGTCGTGGAACATATTTAAACAACGACTATTTCAATGATTGAGGTGCATTACTATGAGAAATGTTTATGAAAATGTACCGTCGAATCAAATTGAAAAACAAAAGCGCTATTTCTATGGCGCAATAATTAATTGTTTATACCTTAAAGAGGATAACAGTCCTTTTTTAGATGCAACAATTCAAACCTTAATTAATCAAATCCTCGGCTCAAATGTTTTATTTGGTTTCCAGCCCGAGGTGCTTACTATTGTGAGCAATCTGGAAACCGCACGTCAAAATCCAATACAGTTCCGAAAGTGCATCCTTGATGCTGCCAATTTGGTAGACACTTTAAAGGGTGGTGATTCCAATGTTTGACCATTACAAAAGCCGTATGGCTCATATGGGCTCGACTCAAAGTGAAATGCTCCGTATGCAGTCCAATATGGTTATTGAGCAAACTTGGATGAATGATCCAAATGCGAGACGAGTCTATGTGGTTAAAGCCACTCGTGGTTTACCCACAGTGACAGACAAACATGAACTTATTGATGTTAAGTTTAATGTTGACACCTACCAAAAGGTTGGTTCGGACGAGCCAGCTTATCACCTCCAATTCCGTCACGGTGCTGAAAAGCGCAATCCTGATATTGGCGTCGGTTCATATGTATATATGGCAGACGAAGATGGCGAATGGAAGTGGTGGATGATTCTTGGATTGGATGAGCGTCCAGCTTTCAGGCAATATCACATTGCCGAATGCAATTGGAAGTTTGGATGGGTATCTGAAGGTAAGATTTATTACCATCTTGGAATTTTGCGTCAAGGCAGTTCAACTAGAGAGGTGGACGAAAATTCGTATACCTCCGTTGTCAACGGCAATGCAATAGCTTGGATGTCTACTAATATAGACACTCAGTTAATCGACCACAAACAGAGGTTTTTAATTTCTGATTATGGGCGTAAAACGCCCTTGTGTTTTAGTGTTGGTAATATTATTGATACAATGCCGTTAGGCATCACCAAATTTGTATTGAGTCAACAAACGTTCGATCCCACTCATGATAATGCCGAGCTTATGCTTGCAAATTATTATGATAGCACCGTCGAACCTGTTGAGCCCGACATTGAGACCGAACTTGCTGGCACTGCCGCAATAACTTATTCTGGAATTGCTGCTACAATCAAAGTCGGTGGAAGCTTCAAAACCTTTACGCCCGCCTTCAGCAACGAGGGAGTGGCCGCACAGTCGTGGCTTATTAGCGACGAGAATGGAGACGTCTCCTCTGATACGGAAAATTACACCATTGAGTATAGTGGCGAGTTGCTTAAGATTAAGGTTGCACAGAATTACTATCTAATAGGAAAGGTGCTTATCATTCAGGTTGTTGGTACTGATGGTTCGACCGCAGAAGTTAGCGTGGAGGTGATTGGTTAATGAAACGTGATATTCAAAAAGTAGATGATGATATTATTCGTAAGAAGCGTATCATTGAACAAGCACTTTATTCTGACCCCGATATTGTTGAAGTTATTGACGACAAGGATATCGACCCCTCTTGCCCCGAAGATTTGTTATATTCGTCTATATGGCCGTTTATACGAATCCCTGGCGTGCAAGATAAATCAAAAAATTATATTACCTTTTCTATTAGTGATATGGGTCTATCGCCACGAAATGAGGTAATGAAAAATCAATATGTTCAGTTTGTTATATTTGTCCATAAAGATATGGCTAAAAAACCTATTTTTGGTATGGCTAGACACGATTGTTTAGGATATCTAATTAGGGATATCTTTAATCTGTCGGATATGCTTGGCCCTCAGATGAACTTGGTTAGCAATGGGGAAGGTGCGACTGACACCGATTATATTACTCGTACATTGAAGTTTGAACTTGTTGATAACAATTCTACTAAACCTTGCAGAACTAATCCTTATGAATATGGTTTAAGGAGATAAATTATGGAAGGTTTTCAAGTAGACGAACTCAAACTTTATATGTCTGATGATATAAAAATTGCACACGGCATCGTGTTGAAGTGCCCCAAAATTCGTGATGTTGCCGAATTTGGTGAAAGTGCCTATTTTTACATGGCACAAACGCTATGTGCAACGCCGAGCAGTATGATGGTGCAATTGGATGATATGAAGCTTAACTATATGAAGATTAAAGATTTTGAACTTTTTATGATGCTTTGTCAGTCTTTCAAACCAGAAACAACTCGTCTTCTTCTTGGTGATTTAGATTTAACTAAATTCAAACCTCGTCCGTATGGACAGACAGAAGAAGTTGTGTTGGTGTATGAGGGCACCGAGAATGACACGAATCCGGTTGTAATTACACCTATAATTCACGAAGTTTTGACGACATATATTCGTAAGATGCACAACTTCAAGAAAGAATATAGACCTGCCGGCAACGAAATGGCGCGTAGAGCAATGATTAGGGTTGCCCGACAAGATATTGAAGTGGCTAAAAATAAGCCGCACGAATCTTTTTTGAGGCCTGTGATTTCTGCGGTGAAGTGTAGGCAAGGATATAGTATGGATTACATTCGTGATATGGGGATCTTTGAACTTATGGATGATCTTTCGAGGTTAAACATAATAGTTCAGGCGGATGCCGCCATGGGTGGTATGTATTCTGGATTTGTAGACACTAAGAAAATGGACAAGACAGTCCTTAACTGGACTCGAAATATAACAGATGATGAAAATTATAAAGGCAAGGAAATTGCCGACGGTGTGGTTAGATAATCACATCTCTTTTAATTTATGTATGAAAAATATAATATAAAAATTTTATTTTATGGAGGAAATTATTATGGCACAATTCGCGTTTGATAGAGCGATCTCGGTCGCTGGTACTTACGTAGGTGCAAATGCAGATAAGGGCATTAAGGCCGGTCAGCTTGCTTTCTGGGCAGAGCAGATCACAGAACCTACACTTAATTTTACTTCTGAAACCGAAGACATTGTAGATGCCAGAAACAATGTAGTTATGGTTCTTCAGAACGGTAGAGGCGCAACTTTCGGTGCTTCTAACGCATTCTTCAATACTTCTATCCTTGCTGCACAGGTTGGTTCTGCGGTTAAGGATTCTACTGGTGCAACCATCACCAAGTTCGAGATGGTAACTTGTGATGCTGATGGTAAGGGCAACATTACCTACACTCCTGTTGCAGACACAACTCCCGTTGTTTACGAGCTCGCAAGCGACGGTTCCTTCAAGACTGCTACTGCATCCACTACTGTAACTGTTGCTGAGAAGGCACTTACTGGTGGCACTAAGGATGCTAAGTATCTTGTAGTTTATGACATCGAGGCTCCTGCTGGTGAGCAGATCACTGCTCTTGCTGACGCAGAGAATGAGCTTCTTGACATCACTGCAGAGGTTCTTCTTCGTGACCTTTGCTCTCAGGAAATCTACTTCGCATTCCTCTTCATGAGAGGTAAGCTCTCTGGTGAGGCTGAGTGGGGTATGGCTAGAGACGGTGCTCATGCATTTGAGATTACTGCTATGCCCGCTTACTGCGATGCTGAGAGAAAACTCGTTGATATCGTTATCGTTAAGGACGAGGCTCTTAGAGCGTAAGCTTGACACTTTCTTGGAGGGGAGGAAACTCCTCTCCGATTTTACTTAGGAGGCACATATGGATGTCCATGTATGCAAACAATGTGGCTCACGCTTTGCATATTGTAGAGCGTGTGTCTTCAAACCAATTTATTATAAAGATTTAGGATTCTGTAGTAAAGAATGTTTGGCAGAATCTAAAAAAGAAGTTATCCCAGCAGAGGATGTAGAAGTAATTATAATTGATAGGGATATCTCTACATCTGAATAGGATTTAGCTGATATCCCTATTTTTTACGCTGATAAAAAGGAGAAAATTAAGATGATTACAAGCAAAATTACGGGCAAATCATATGAACCGAGCGACTGTGTCTATCTGACTAATATGCTTCAGGTTAAGAAATACCTAGAGCATCTTGGGCCAGATTTTATGCTTGATATTTTATTTTCAAGTGAACATAGACCGGATGCTCTCGTTTTCGTATGGAAGAAATGCCCTGAAACAAGAGAAGCAAAACAAAAGTGGGACAACCACGAACTTTAATAACAAAGAAAGGAGTTGATGCGACATGCAGATTTTTATCTTTAATCTCGCAAATTCTCGTATGCGCCGATTCACTTCTGGCGTAATCTATGCCGACTCCTATCCAAATACTGTATTTAAATTCAACTTCAACACCCCTGACTGGGAGATCTCTCCCACCAAGACTGCTATTTTCAGTTATCGTGGCAAGAACTACCGCGAACCGCTCGATGAAAATCATATGTGTCGAGTACCCAAAGAGGTGCTCCATGAGGGTTATTTCCAGGTTTCCGCCGAGGATGGTCGTGGACTCATAACCAATAAAATTAGAGTGCCCGTTGCGCCCAAACCTGAAGAACTTGCTCCTGATATCCCTGGTGGCGATGGTAGGCCTGGTGTAGTATATGTGCCTGAAATAAGTGATCGAAAAATCCTTTCTTGGACAATTCAAGAGGTGACAGACGACTTAGTTGTACCAGATCCAACAGACTTGAATCCCTATGATGAGTGGACTGAAGATGAAACCGACAGTGAATATATTTGGGAAGAGGAGTGAGGTGATAACATATGGCTAATGTAAGATTTGTAAAAACCACAAAGAGTAAGTATCTCAATCGTGAGACATATGATCCTAATGCCCTCTATTTCTGTGAGGATTCTAGTGAAATATTTAAGGGCGACTGTGTTTATACCGACGGAGTTAGAGTAGTGCCCACCCGTGACGACTTGCCTAGTTTTGAGTGTGCTGCAGACGGAGTGGTCTATTATATCACGGATACAAAGTCTGGGTTTATGCTTTCACCCTCAAGAGATTCTTGGCTACAGACAATTTATGCACCAATAACCAATGTTGAAGATATTCCTGAAGGCGAGGAATATAACGTTGTTATTACGGTGGGTGCAGTAAAAGATATAGAAAAGCAAATTTACGATTACATTGATCAAGAGGTTAGTAGCGCTAGTAGCGGGTATGCCTGGGAAGAATTGTAATTTAAAACATTAATTTAGTTGGTTAGCCGTGGCGGCTTTCCATATATTATTTTTTTAGAAAGGAGAACACAATGATGGGAGTTAAATTTATAAGCGTCAAGCTGAAGGCTACGTTCTTGGCACTCGAAAATAAAGATTCTTCCTGTCTGTATTGGATAATTGAGACTTCTGAATTATTCAAGGGCGACCAGCTGTATGGCACTGGTGCACTTGCAACCGAACAGGCAGCAGGTCTTTTATCCCCCGAAGACTATGCTGAGCTTAAGAAGTTGATTGCTGCTGGTCCCGCATCCACCTTAGAACCCGTTGATGGATCGTTGGTTATTTCGGACAGTAAAATTGGTGTCAATATTTCAAAGGCTACCAATAACCTTATCGCTGTAAATTCTGATGGTTTATTTGCGACGATCGATTTACAACCAATTGAACAAAGATTAACGGAAGTTGAAAAGCAAGTTGTTGGTGGTATTCATTACAAGGGTTCTGTGCCAACAGTAGAAGATTTACCTACAAATGCCGTTCAAGGTGATTTGTATGAAATTGAAGCTGATGGTTCGGAATATTGCTGGAATGGCGAAAAGTGGTTTACATATGGAACTTCTCATTTTCAACCAGTGACTGGCGCCGGAATCGACATCAATGGCAGTACTATTTCGGTAAAGATTAGTGAGGCAGATGGTAACGCTTTAGTTGTCGCAGAAGATAATGGTTTATTTGTGCCGGAGTGCGACTTTACGGACAAGGATCGAGTTACTATAGATACATTGCAGATGCTTTATGTTACAAGTGACGAAATGAAGAATGCAATTTCTCGTGCCATTGAAAATAATTATATGATGTGGGAAGAACTTGGTTCTGATGTCGGCGTTGCAAAAATAGGCAACACTTGTTATTCGACTGTTCAAAAAGCTATTGCTGCTGCAAACGACGGCGATACAGTAAAAATAATGACTGGCGATTACGGTATGATTGAGTTTACGGATGCGACCAAATCTAACATTACTTTGCTTGGCGAAGACGGTGTGCGTATAAAGAAGATTCGTTTGATGGATACTGCCAACTACGGGGTTCCATATGGCCTGACATTAAAGAATATCACATTTAATGGCGAGGGTATTATTGCAAACAATGATAATATAGATAACATGTCTGTTGTTGATTGCGACTTCGTAAACGGTGCAGTTGTTCATATTGGAAATTGTACTACCAACGGTCTTGTTATCGAAAAGTGTGAGTTCGAAGCGACTAATAGTGCGGTAAATCTTAAAGAAAAGACTGCTATATTAGTGCAGGGAACATCTAAAAATGTCATTATTCGTAATAACAAAATCAAAGATTGCGAACACAACGCAATCCAAGTTGTTGGGGCTAGCGGATCTATGCTCATTGACAACAATATAATCAGTAATACTGGTAGCCGCGCAATGCGAATCACCACTAAAGATGGTGCAGTGTTAGCTATTATGAATAATACTATGGTTAATGCTAATACTAACCCTGCTGAGGCAGAAGAAAATGTAGGCGAAATTATCAAGGTGACAGGATCTGTTGTTGATGGAGCTGTCGCAAACAACATTTATAATGGTAACGAACTTGTCTTCAATAATGGTATTGGACAAGTTATTTAATTCAAATATTTAAATTTTTTATTTAATGGAGGACAAATCTATGGCTAACGAAAACATGATTAAATTTCTGAGAGGTAATGTGGCAAACTTACCTCAGACCGCCACTGCTGGTGCTCTTTATTTCACTAAAGACGAAGGCATCTATATTGGTATGGAGGATGGTTCTTATCATCGCTATGGTGATTTTATCACAGTTGCTAATGTTGAGGCTCTCCCTGCTTCTGGTGCGCACGAGACTTGCATGTACTACTGCACCGCAGAGAATATTCTTGCAAGATATGATGCTGAGAAGGGCTGGATTCAGATTAACAAGCAGCCTACAGCGGAGGAGCTTAAGACTCTTCTTGGTCTTGGCTCTATGGCGTACAAGTCTGAGGTTGCAGAGGGTGACCTTAACGCTGATCTTGCTGCAAAGATTAACGCTGCTTCTGGCGTACAGCACTCTCACAACAACAAGACCGTTCTTGATGGTATCACCGCTGATAAGGTATCCGCTTGGGACGCTGCTGAGCAGAACGCAAAGGACTATGCGGACGACCTTGACGAGGCTATGAATGCTCGTGTTGAGGCTCTTGAGGCTGTTGACCATGAGCACGCAAACAAGGCACTTCTTGACACTTACACTCAGACCGAGGCAGACCTTGCTGACGCTGTTGCTAAGAAGCACGCTCATACCTTCGTTGAGTCTGAGCTTAACAAGATTGTTGCTGGCGATGTTGCAAAATGGAACGGCGTTGTTGCAGATCATCTTATTTCTGCTGACAAGACTGCTATTGAAGACTCTATCGGTGATGTAAATACTGCTCTTGAGAACTACAAGACTTCTAACAACGAGGCTCTTGCTGGTGTTAAGGCAACTGCTGATGCGGCTGCAGTTAAGACTGAGGTTGAGACTGCTCTTGCTGGCAAGGTTGACAAGGTAGAAGGCAAGTCTCTCATCGCTGATTCCGAGATTGCAAGACTCGCAACTCTTGCTAACTATGACGACACTCAGGTTAAGGCTGACATTGCTAAGAAGGCTGATGCTGAGGCTATGACCACTGAACTTGGTAAGAAGGTGGACAAGGTTGATGGCAAGGATCTTATCGCTACTTCTGAAATCGAAAGACTTGTTACACTTCACAACTATGATGATACTCAGGTAAAGGCTGATATCGCTAAGAAGGCTGATTCCGAGACTATGACTACTGAGCTCGGTAAGAAGGTTGACAAGGTTACCGGTTACTCTCTTGTTTCTGATGCTGAGATTGCTAGACTTGCTGATGTAGACAACTACGATGACGCAGAGGTGCGTGGTCTTATTTCTGATAATGCTGATGCTATTGCAGAAATTGCTGGCGATTATCTTAAGGCTGCTGACATTGCTAACTTCGAGACCAAGGAGAATGTTAAGAAGGTTGCTGATGACCTCGCTGCATATGTAGAGTCTAACGATGCTGCAGTTGCAGACAGATATACAAAGGAAGAGGCAGACGGTAAGTTTGCTCTTATCGCAGACGCTTATGATGATGAGGAAGTTCGTGGTCTTATTTCTGACAACGCTGATGCTATCGCTGCCGAGAAGGAGCGTGCAGAGGCTGCTGAAGCGGGTCTTCAGACTCAGATCAACACCATTATGAACAACCCTGATGCAGAGGGCGCTATCAACTCTATCAACGAGTTTACTAAGTATGTTGAGGACCACGGTACAATAGCAGAAGGTTTCAGAACTGATATCGACAAGAATAAGGAAGATATCGCTGCTAATACTAAGGCTATTGCTGACCAGGCTACTGCAGACGCTGCTACTTACGAAACCAAGGAAGATGCTTCTGCTAAGCTTGCTGAGGCTAAGAAGCATGCTGATGATATCAATACTGCTCTTGATGCAAGACTTGATACTCTTGAAGCTATCGACCACGACGCTTATGTTGCGGCTGATGCTACTCTTAAGTCTGAACTTCAGGCCGAAATTGACGCTGATGTAAAGGTTGTTAACGATGCACTTGAGGCATACAAGACTTCTAACGACGCAGAGGTTGCTAAGAAGGCAAATTCTGCAGATGTTTATGCTAAGACTGAAACTTACAACAAGACTGAGATTGAAGCTCTTCTTACTTGGGGCGAGTTTTAATTAATAAATAACCAAAATCAAACAGGCTAGTGGGGAAACTCACTAGCCTTATTTTAAAATTTCTTACTCAGAGAGGAGAAAACAAATGGCACTTTGGAAACCATTTCGAGGAAACCGTGCGTCATTAGAAACTCAACCATTACACGATGGATATGCATATTTTTGTGTAGACGACGGCACGTTCCACATAGATTATACCGATGCAGACGGTAAACTGCAAAGAAAACAAATTAATGCTAAAGACGCAGAAACATTAACCGGAATGTCTTTAGATGAAATTAAAGAATATGTTTCATCAATTCAGGATGTAATTGATGAACTTCCAACAGAAAATATAGATGAAAAGGCACTTTATAGATTATTTAAAGCAACATTTATTCACAATCGCCATATTGTAGATAACTCAAAATGCTATATCGTAGACAATAGACCTGAAATTGGAGAACCTGCAACAAATCTCGAAAGAACCGCCATTACCGCATACTATGATTTAAGTGATGGCGAAGTGTATGGCTATCTTGATGAAACATTAGCTGCTGGTTTTAGCCAATTAGCAGGAACAACAGTCATACCTGGTTGGTATAATGCAACACAATTACTTCCTATTGCAGGTTGGAGTTATGATGGAGTAATCAACAATATTAGTGAAGATCCCAATGATGCTACTATTAGATTGCTATTAGAGACAAAAATATACTCTTATCAAAATGAATGGATTGAACTTACAAATAGCATAGTTGATGAAAAATTACCTACTCCTGAAAGAGATGGACATTTCGCATATACCGTACAAAGAAGAGATGGTAAGGATGCTTATGAACTGCATTTAATATCTCACTCTATAAATGAAGCTTATGAAGATGGGGAATTAATGTACCCTTATCAAATTCCTCTTCGTGAAAATGGTATTATTAAGACAGCAGAGCCTAAAGAAGATTTGGATGCTGTTAATAAAAAGTATGTTGATGCATCTTTAGAAGAAGTTAGCTCAAATAAAGTTTCTCTTATGAGAACTTTTGATGGAGAAGAAGATAATAATCGCGTCTATTATATAAAGAGCACTCCAGTAGAAGTAACATCAGAAACGCTGACTGTAGAACTTAATGGTAATTCAATTATGGTTTGTGCTCTTGCTGATAGTAATTCTGAATACTACGACAGTTCATATAGTTTTATCAATGAAGATGGTAGCCCTATGGAGTCGGCAGAAAGAGGACATCCTCAATATTTACCAACACCTGTTGTAACTATTAGTGAAGATGGAGCTACAGCTTCATGGGAGGCGGTTGAAGGTGCTATTGGATATAGATACTTATTAGGTTCGCCTGTCCCTTATAGTAATGCGAAGAAAGGTTTTGCAGATTCTTATAATCGCGTTTATGTGGATAGATCAAATGGTAAAGGCATTAATCGTAGAGTAACATTGTCTCCTAATCCTTTTGGGCCTCGTGATCCTGATCCAGAAGATTTTGCTCAAAACAAGATGATGGATAGTGTTCCTTTAAGAATGGATGATGGTTTCTTAAGAGTTCCTGTTAGCAACTATGGTGAATCTCAGCCTGCTGTTGGGGATGATAACTATGATGAGAATCAGAGAGCAATGTCTAAAAAATATGTAGATACTGCTATTGAATATGCAATTACAGAGGCTGACAACAAAGCAAGTCAAGCCGTTAGTACTGCTGCTAAATATGCTGATCAAAAGTATAGTGATGCAGTTACGGTTATAAATGATACATTAGACACTGCTAAAAGATATGCTGATAATTATAATTCTACTACAAAACAGTATCCAGTTGCTTCTCAATCTATAAAAAGTAAAGTATTGAATATTAACGCAAATTCTGCAACCACTCGTGCAATATCTCGTATAAAACTCATGAATGGTGTAGGTGAATATTCTCTTTTGTCATTAGACCTAAAATATAATAGCTCAAGTAGCTTAAGAATGTCCGAAATAATATTCAGAAGTTCACAAACTTATTTATTTGGTCTAGCTTTTCAGCTATCCAACGATGTATTGACTTTACTTCAATATAACACTGGCTCAGGAGGAACTGGTTCTGATACGATTTGTGAATTACCTTATAATGAATGGTTTAATCTTAAACTTTACTATCATAGGGCTGGTAACCAATCTACGCTTACTGTATTAGTAAATGATATTGAAGTTGCTTCTAATATTAACTGTTATTACAGTACTGCAGCTACAACTTCTACCAAAGATTTGACTTACATTGATTGGCGCATAAATAAAAAAGCAACAATTGTTAATATGGATAATATCTTATTTGTAAATAGTGGTAGTTTAACAATGCCCTTTGCAAATAAGATAACATTTGAAGATGAGGCTTTTGTAAATAATTATTTTGAAGTTTATGATGAAAGTGTAGCTATCACTGAAGAAAATAATATATTTAACGTTATAGAAGATTCGGTTTGTTACATTCCTCTTGCAAATGAAAACGGCGAATTGCAAGGTAATGTATCAGAAGCCAGTGGTGCAAGTATTTTAGTAAATAAAGGATACGTTAATGATACAATTACTAATGCTTTTACCCCAGGTGCAAGCGAAGGTCTTGAATACGCTTTAAATCAAGATGGAACTTATACACTTACTGGTATTGGTACTTGTTCTGATACGAACCTTATTATTCCTGCTTTTTATAATGGCAAAAAAGTTACCATTATTGGCGATGATGCTTTTAATGGAAATGGAGCAATTACAAGTGTTAAAATTCCAGATACAATAGTTACTATTGGTGAACGTGCATTTGCAGATTGTATTTCTCTTACTGATTGTACTATTGGTAATAATGTATCTAACATAGGTTTTGGCGCATTCGCTGGATGCGGAAATTTAAACAGTATAGTTATTCCTGCTAGTGTTGAAACTATGGGAAGTACAGTATTTACTAATTCTTTTGTTCTTGGATTTGCTATTTACTGTGAAGCTCCATCTAAGCCAATTAATTGGAATGATGGATGGAATAGAGCTCAATGTGCAATTGAATGGGGTTATAAGTCAGCAATTAAAGACTATGTTGATGCAAAATTCGCTGAAATTCAAGGCTCTGAAGTTACTAAAGATTATATTGATTCTCAAGATGAGGCAGTGAAAACTTATGCAGATGGACTATATAATAAGTTAAATACCAATAAGGTTGATTCTTCTGCTTACAATACGTTACAGAAGAATTTTGATAATCTTGAAGCAAAATTATCAAGTGGAATTTTAGACCCAGGGCTTAAGTTAACTTCGCTTATACACGAAGTAGGAGAAGACAGGAATCCCGACCCAGTTTATAGTGATTTTAGTGCCTCTACAATTATAAGTGGAGTACCACATGGAAAACACTATTTCATTACAGCTGAAATAAAACAAACTAGTGGTCGTTCTCTAATCAATACTTTTCCATTATATCTTCCTATTATTACTGCTGATAATAATAAGATAGAGTCATATTATGTCTTAACTACTGCACTTAATAGTAGCAACAAGATGATAAAAAATTATTTATATATTTCAGGCACCGGTAGCACTACAAATAATAACTGGGAGTTGAGATTTAATTTAGGAAATGTTGACTTAACAAGTATTACCTCAGTAACATATATGATACATTAATAGAAATAATATTATTTAAGAAAGGAGTGAGATTGATGTCTATATATATCTCTCAACTACGTCGTGGCTGGAAATGGGATTCAGATCCTGAGACAGGCTCGCCACGAGATGATTGGGCCGAATATGAGGCCCAACCGAATCATCTTATACCGCTTGCTGGTGAACTCGTTCTTGAATATGATAACGGCATTCCAAGACTTAAAATTGGTAACGGTAAAGATCCATTCAGTGCTTTACCATATATGAGCGTCGATAGCTTCCTTTTGCCGAAACCTATATCTGTTACGCTTTATGCGGATAAGTGGGAGCAAGCGGTGGATATTGATGGTGCAGATGTGGTGGACACATACTCGCAGGTGGTAACTGTGGAAAATGCAGTTATTACACCAAATAGCAAGGTCGATTTACAGCCCACAACTAGTGACTTATGTCGTCTCTACGATTGGGGCGTTGCATTGACTACTAAAAATGTCGGTGGTGTTATTACGGTCTATGCCGTTGGTGCTAAGCCAGAAGGCTCACTTCCGATACAAGCGACTGTGACTGAAGTTGTATTAGATATGGAGGTGTCTGAAGATGAGTAAACCTATTTACGGCGATACGGTCGGTGGCGGTGGAGGTAGTCTTAAGAAGATGCCTCAATCAGACTGGACCCAGACCGACGAAACACAATTAGATTTTATAAAAAACAAACCTACTCTTGGTAGCCTCGCTGCAAAAGACGAGGTTGCCAAGAGCGACCTTACTGAAGAGGTGCAGACGGCACTCGATAATGCCAAATCATATACTGAAACCGACCCCACCGTGCCTGATTGGGCCAAAGCAGAAACTAAACCGAGTTATGGACCCGACGAAGTGGGCGCCATTCCAATTGCTCAAAAGGGTACTGCGAGTGGTGTGGCAACTTTAGATGCTAACGGGCACGTTCCGTCCACTCAGCTGCCTTCATATGTTGATGACGTTATAGAAGGCTATGTAAGTGAGGATTGTACTAAATTTTATGAAGATGAAGCTAAGGCAAAAGAGATAGCTCCAGAAACAGGTAAAATCTATCTTGATCTTGCTTCTCTTCGAACATATCGTTGGAGCAGTTCGGTATTTGCAGAAATTTCGGAGTCACTCGCACTTGGTGAAACTTCTAATACTGCATATTATGGAGATAAGGGGAAAACCGCTTATGATCATAGTCAGATAACAAGTGGAAATCCACATGGGGTGACTGCGGACATACTTGGATTATCAGACGTGGCAACGAGTGGCGCATACGGAGATTTGACGGGAACACCCACTAATGTGAGTCAGTTCACAAATGACGCTGGATATCTCACACAAGCAGACGCTCCTGGTAGTGCGGCAGCCGTTCAGAGTAATCTTACTGCACATATTAATGACAAAAATAATCCTCACGGAGTGACTCTTGAGCAGCTTGGCTTGAAAACCGAAACTTGGACTTTCACCCTTGAAGACGGCAGAATCGTAACAAAGGCGGTGTATGTAGGATGATTGATTTTGCTACATTGCAAGGCCTTGACATTCCCGAAGGTGTAGTAACACTGATTACTGATAATGCAGGACGTATTCTGTGGAGTTTAGGTGGGCCTGCTGTTTTAGAGGTTAAGAAAATCACTTCCGATACCTACTCAGGTGGTACAACACGCCCAAACGAAGAGTTTATATTACTTGACATTTATCCTAAACCCAACGGAAAAGTTAGAGTTACTTATGGTGGTGTACAAAAGCCTATTTCAGATACAAGTGGTACAGCAGAACCTAGTGCACAACAAGTATTTTTCGGAACTTTCAAAGGTGCTAGTGATAGTGTGGCAACACCTTCAAGTGGAACACTGATGATTGAAGGAGATTGTGCAGCATTTTCTACCAGCAGTTATAACATTTCAAAAGATGACACCACATATTGCAGATGTGTTATAGGTATTGAAGACACAGGTTCGGCGACCTCTATACCTCAATTTGCTTTTGAGAACAATTCTTTATTAACGAGCGTTGTATTAGGCAAGAACCTGAAAACAATAGGAAAGCGAGCTTTTGGCGGGTGTACAAATCTAAACAACGTGGAACTTGGTGAAAACCTTGAATCTATAGGTGATTCAGCTTTCGACAGTTGTACATCATTATCACACATTCACATTCCTGCTTCTGTTAAAAGTATTTCCTATAGCTCTTTTAATGGCACAAACCTATCTAATGTTTCCATTGACCCTAACAACAAGACATACTCTACTGACGGTGCCTTACTTCTTAATAAGGACGGTAAAGAGTTAATTACAGCACTTGTCAAAGTGTCAGGTAGTTACACAATACCAAATGGCGTAGAATCTATAGGAGAACAAGCTTTTTATAATAACGCTATTACTAGTGTTAATTTCCCTGCAAGTCTTACAAGTGTTGGCAGTAGTGCGTTTGCATATAATGAACTACAAAGTATCACTGTACCTACAACAGTAAAAACTTGGGGTTCAAGAGCTTTCCTTTATAACCCTCTAACAAGCGTTACAATCCCCCAGGGCGCTGTTTTAGGTGAAAGAATGTTTGAGGACTGTAGAGCCTTAACAAGTATGTCTATCCCTAGTGGTATACTCGAAATTCCTAAAGGTTTTTGTGATGGTTGTAGTAGTTTAACAAGCTTATCTCTTCCCGAAGGGCTTACTGTGATAGGTGAAGATGCCTTTTCAGGGGGTAATGCAAATGCAACGGCACTGACATACGTTACAATTCCTTCAACAGTAACTAAAATAGGCAACAGTGCTTTTTACGGTTTGGCAAGCTCAGCAAAAAAGATTTTCCATTTTCTTTCTACTACTCCACCTAATTTAGGTGGTACACATGCTTTAGGTAATGGTAGTTATACTGTTAGTCAAATTATTGTCCCTAAAGGTTGTGCTGAAGCATACAAATCTGCATTTGGAACTACTTATGCAGATAAGATTACGGAGGAAGCATAATGAACATTAAAAAAGTAAAGAGTAATGAAGCTATATCAACAATTCAACATTTCATCACAAATCAAGAACACGGCATTGCCTATTGTGTTCACGATGAAAAATCCATTTTTATGACCGACCCCGACTCTATTGACAGAGAGGTATGTGATAACGAAGGCTACACTGTACTCAATACTCAACACACAGGTGGCGTTGTAGTAGTGAGTGAAGGTGATGTGAGTGTTGTTCACTTCGGTGCTATTGGTGATAAGTGGATGCACAGATTTGCTGATTACCTTATCGAACAATATAAGAAGAGAGGTCTGAAAGCAACCTATGAAGATAATGATGTTCTCATTGACGGATACAAAATTAGTGGTCTAAGTGCAACACCTTATGGTCATATTCAGTATTCAACTATCCATATAGGCATTAACACTAACCTTGAACACATCAAGGCAATTTGCCGTAAACCTATGAAGAAAGTCCCTAAAGGTCTTTCGGAATATGGCATCACAACAGAGGAAATTGAGCAGATGTTTTTAGACTTCTGCAATAAAATATCATAATATAAAACTCATTTATTATAAATAAATTAAAAATACAAAGAAAGGAGTGGTGTCTATGATTCGTGGAGCAAACGCAGAATTCCGATTTAAAATGCCGTATGATTTTTCTGAACTGGCAATAGTAAAAATCACTTTTTGGCAAGATAACAACAATGGACCATCAAATGATAGACCCTTGCCAATTTTAAAAGTTAAAGAACAATGCCGTCAAGGTAGTCAATCCAACGAGCTTAGTATAACACTAAGCCAAGAGGAAACATTGAGGTTTACAGAAAAAAGAAAGGCGAAAGTCCAATTGAGGGCAGTAACTGCAACGGGCACACCTTTTGCTAGTCGAGAACAGTTAATTACGGTTTATCCGGTTTACGACGACTCTATTTTAGATGATGTAATCTTACCTACTCCGACCTACGATGGGCTTATTATACTTGATGGTCAAAATATTATATGAGAGGTGATAATAAATGCAGGAAGAAGAAATAATTTATGAAGATCTGCAAGTGATCGATCAGGAGGTACCTGTTATAGAGGTATCCGATGAGCAGGAAGAGGAAATGGTTTATGAAGATCTACAAGTGGTCGATGTTCAAAGCGATGTAGCTATCCAGGAGAACACGCCTTTTATAGAGGTAACTGACGTTGAAGTTATTGATATTGAAATGTCTGAAGCTTTTCCTGCATCTGGGGAAGATGATGCACTTAATCACGCTTTATTAAATCACAGAGAACTTAATGATGCACACCCTATCACCGCAATTACTGGGCTTCGTGAAGAGCTGAATTCAATCGAAGCCCTTCAAACAATATATTCGGATAAAAAAGGTAATGCAGACTATTACGAATGGGCAGATGGGCACGCGATTGGCGAGAACGGTGTGGGATATTTTGTAACATTAAACAAGGAAGCTCGCACCATATCTATCTGCACAGGCGATGATATATTTGGTGTCGTTGTTGATAGCGCCGCTTTTGTTGGTGGGCAAGACGATATCGCAAGAGATGAACATTATGGATTAGTGGCCACTTCGGGCGTAGCACCTGTGAGATGTGAGTTGGATGTTGTTGAGGGCGACTATGTTGTTTCTAATGCATATGGCGTAGCAACTACGGTTAGCTCGAAGCGTGGTTATAAGGTTGTGGCACTACATAATATTAATGGTGTGCCATATGCAACTATTAAATTAAATATAACGGCAGATCAGATCAATTTAATTGGTGCTGAATTACAAGAGCTGGACTCTCGCATGGATGCTGCCGAGGCGAATATTATATCTGCAGTCAACGTGGCGAATCAGGCTTATCAAAAGGCGTCAGAGGTTGACACGTCTAATAAGATAATGTCTGATAAGGTAGATGGGGCTTTAGGTACAGTTGATAAGCTTGAGGGTGAAGTGACTAATTTAGGAGCACAGGTTTCAAACTCTACGCTGATTTCTTCACAAGCCAAAGCTATTGCCGAGAGTGCGGCGACTTCTGCTGAGAGTATGCGCAATGAGGCAGTTGAGAAAGCTAACGAGGCGTTGGTAGAAAACACCGAATTAAGAAAAGAGATGGAAAAGCAGGCTATAGATATGCAGGTCGGTTTAGAGAATGCGGCTCTTGAGTTGCAGGCAACCAAGGAAGAACTGCAGGGTGCTTGTGAAGATTTACAAAATAATATTGATGAGGTATCTGAGGAACTAAATGGAGCTAAAAAAGATTTGATAGATACCTGTGATGAATTGCAGAATAATATAGATAATATTGCCTCAGGCTTAGAAGATACAAAAAATAATTTAAATGATACTCGCGATGAATTCAGCCAAAGTATCGGTGAAGTCGAGGAAGACATTACATCACTCGTGCAAGAAGTAGAACCATTGGCAACATGGAGTAACGGCACACAATCTGGGACTGCTGGGTTTGTGGCAAGGGCAGACAGTGACTCGACAACACTAGCAGGTCTTGTTATATGGCAAGACGAAACCAATACATCTATCGCTGGGTTTAAACAAGAGGTCTCGGATACTTATGCCACTATCGAATCTGTCACGTCGCTTAAGTCTGAAACTTCGGAGGCAATTGCCGGAGTAAAACAAGAGGTGGCTGATACATATGCTACTGTCGAGTCTGTGACCTCATTAGAAGCGGAAACTTCGGAGGCAATTGCCGGAGTAAAACAAGAGGTGGCTGATACATATGCTACTGTCGAGTCTGTGACCTCATTAGAAGCGGAAACTTCGGAGGCAATTGCCGGAGTAAAACAAGAAGCATCTCAAACTTACGCCACCATCGAGTCGGTAACATCGCTTGAGACAGAAACTTCTACAGCTATCGCGGGGATAACTCAGGCGGTAGATGAAAATAAGGCCAGTATTAAGAATGTAACTACGTGGCAAAACAATTTTTCTATCGGAGGTAAAAACCTTGCTTGTGATAAGTTCATTACTCACTCTGGCGTAACCGTTAATAATACTATAAATAATGGTTCCAAAAAAGGTTGGAATATTACCAAAAATGCAGGATACCATGGCACACGAATAAGCCAGGAGATATTAAAAAGCAAAGAAACTTATACCCTTAGTTATTTCTTTCAGGGCACTAGTGGTACATTAAAAAATATCGGAGGTCACAGTGCTGATTTTATATTTTCAAAAATCATTTTGGATGGAGTTCAAATGCCATCGCTTTCAGCCTATGGGAATGGAATCCCGTTAGATGAGGACGGAAGCACAGATAAACCGTTTAAGGAGCATTATATTATTTTAACCTTCGTGGTGAATCCAGAAGTTTTAAGCGATGAAAATATTTATATACAGCCCAACCGTGGTGTTGACATGGTAATAACTTATGACTTATGGAACATAAAACTTGAAAGAGGAAATCAGGTAATGGATTGGACTCCAGCCCCCGAGGATATGGCAGAAAGTATTGCTTCGGTCGAACAAAAAGCAGATGCAAACGAAGCCAATATTACTCTTCTGACAGCGTGGAAAGACGAGACGACGACATCTATTACTGAAATAGAGGCGACGACTAATGCCAACGAGGCTGCTCTTTCTGCAGTTGCTTCGTATGAAAAAGACGGCAAAACTGGATTTGCTGGTTTGGTAGCACAGGTTGATGAAAATAAGAGTTCTATTTCGGCTTTAGCGGGCTTTGATGACAATCTTGCGGGGTTGCAGGCACAGGTGGATGAGAATACAGCCTCTGTGGAAACTCTAACGAGCTGGAAATCTGATGTAGGAGATGAAGTGTCGAGCATTACCTCAATCAAGCAACAGGCTGATGCTAACAAAACTAGTATCGAATCAATTACTGCGTGGCAGGGCACAGCTAACACATCTATCGCAGCCGTTATACAAAAGGCAAATGTCAATGAATCTAGTATTAGTTCTTTAGCTTCATGGAAATCAGAGGTAGAAAGCGATATTTCGAGCATTGCTTCTATTAAACAAACTGCTAGTGCAAATGAGGCTTGTATTGAACAATTGACACAAAAAGATACGGAATTAAACACGACAATTGCCGGAGTTAAAGCAACGGCGGATACTAATAAGGCGAGTATTGAACAAATAACTTCGTGGAAAAATGAAACCAATACTGCTCTCGCAGGTATAACAGCAACGGCAAATGCAAATTCCGCTAGCATTAATACTTTGGCGCAATATAGCAATAGTGATAGCGGCAACAGCGGAATTGCTGGCTTGGTAGCAGATGTTAATGATAATACATCAGAATTAAGTGCAATTGTTAATCATGAATTTACCAAAAACGATGGTACAACAGTTACTGGACTTGCCGGACTTAATACATACATTAAGGAGAATGAATCAAATGTTTCTCTTGTTTCTAACCGTGTTGCTGGCAAATATGTCGTTATGCCCGAATGGGTTGATAAGAACAGAGATACCTCTAAGATTTATGCTTTTAAAGAGGACGGGACTAGAAAATATGCTTATTGTGTGGGTGGTAATTCATGGACAAGGACATCTTCGTGGGCCGCTTTACAAAACAATAGTAAAGTGGACACAAACCATGTTTATTATATTGTTGTGGATAAGGTATATAGATATTATGAAGCAGGTTGGAAGGAAACCGCTGATGCTTACACCGCAGGTTTGCCGGCTTCAATTGCTGGTATTCAAGTTGTTACTGATGCGACCAGTTCAAGCATTAACAGTTTGACTTCTTGGCAAGGTGATACCAATACCTCTATGGCCCGTATCGAACAAAAGGCAGATGCTAACGGTGCTTATATTCAGAGTACTGTATCAAATATGGATAAATATAGCGTTGGACCACATTCTCAGGCTTATGGTTTTACTTTAGAGCAAGCGGCGAGTGTGCTTGAAGAGGGTATGATTTATGTGCCAACCGTAAGTGTCACAGAAGAATATGAATATACAGATGTCGATAAAGCAGTTCAAAAATACACAAGGAGCTTTACTCCGCAGTATTTATATAAGTGGGGCAAAGTTAGCGATCAATATCGATGGATTACCATTGATAAAAATTACACGGAGACAAGTGAAGTTAATACTTCATCTAAGGCTGTATATTTTACCACAACAGAGCCAACTGTTAGCGGTAATTTTGGTTATTGGTATACTAACGGTGCCAACGTCACTTCTCCCTATGAAGCTTATACTCTTTATAAGTGGGAATCGTATGTTGATGAAAGCAATGCTACGCAGTATCATTGGGTCGTTGTTGCCACACTGGCAGGTAATTCTCAGAGCAGAGCTGTGAGTCAGGTTAGACAGGATACAAATAGTATTGTTGCCGAGGTTGTTGACGCATACGGTAGTGTTGCCGGATTTGGTGCGTGGTTATCAGATACCGCATCGGAAGTTCAAAGTATAACATCCTGGAAAACAGATCCTGGCGGTAGTCAATATAATCTAGCAAATATTAAGCAGACTGCAGATAATGCTGGCGCAAGTATTGCACAGGTCGTTGAAAGTGTCGGAGAAGATGGTAAGGTAACTGCGGCGTCAATTGTTACTGCGGTTAATGATGCAGGTTCATCGGTTGTAATTGAGGCGGACCATATTAATCTTAATGGATACGTTACGATGACCGATTTGAGCACTTTAGGGAGTACCACCATTCATGGCGCGAATATTGCGACCCGCACTATTACTGCAGACCAAATAGATGTCAATAATTTATTAGTTAATGAGACATTTTCGGTTTCAATACAGGGCTCGATAGACAGTGCTATTGATAATATTGAAATTGGTGGTAGGAATTTGCTTCTTAACACAGGAGGAAACAAAGATATAACTCTTGTTGGAAGTAGCGCAAGAGTAATTGGTTTGGATAGCTATTCTGTTGAGAACGGCGTTTTAACGCTAAATGCAAATACTTCTATAAACGAGATTTATTACCGCTTTATGAACCCCGGCGCGATTGCGCTGTACACGCTTGAAGCTGGTAGCACATACACCTTCAGCGGCAAAGTGAAGGTTACAACTTCCGCAACTACCGCAACTTCCGGCGGTTCGCTCATATCGTTGAACGTAAGATCACAGGCGAATGCAACTGATTCGGAGTTTTCTCACTATTGGACTGGTGGCATCAATACACCTATTGCGACAGCCGATACCACAGACTGGGTTTATTTTGCGGAAACGTTCGCTGTCGAAGAAAATGCCGTTGGATATTATCTAAGTTTTCAACTTTATTATGATAATTATTACAAAGGCACAATCCAGTTTTCCGAGTTAAAATTAGAAAAGGGAAATAAAGCGACTAGCTGGACACCGGCCCCAGAAGACGTTGTTAGTGCCGGCGGACGAAATCTAATTGCAAAATCCGACTATTCTTTGACTGTTGACGGCAAGAATACCGCGCCAATAGCTATTGACAAAAATAGCAAGTCCGGTTTTGGATTTGTTTGTGCTGGTGGGACTACTAATTATGATATTTTTTGTCACTCCGAGGATTTGGATTTGGAAACTGACACAGAATATACCGTTTCATTCACGGCTTGGCTTGAAACCACAGACACAACGGCAAGACAAAAATTGACCTGGGATTTATGGCCAGATACATTACCACAAAAATTCTTGGAAGTAACTTCTGTTCCTGAAAGGTACCATTGGACTGTTTCTTCGCAACACACAGATATGACAAATGCGCGGTTTCGTGTATTTACCTACGAAGCGGATGCCGAAGGCTATTATGCAAAATATCCGATATATGTTACGGATATAAAAATTGAAAGGGGCAACAGTGTTACAGACTGGACACCTGCTCCCGAGGATATGGTAGGAAGAGATAATGTTATTACTTGTATTAATGCTTCCAGTGAAGGTGTGACGATTCGGGGAGATAAGATTAGTGTGGATGGCACTACTACATTTAAATCCTGGAGCGATACAATAAATGGGCTAACAACAAACAAGGACGGTCAAACTGTTATTAATGGCGGTAAAATCGATGCAACCAGTTTAACCCTTTCGGCTGATAATATTGATAGTGGTACATACAGCAAGGCTATTAATGTCGCTGACAAATTTATCGTAGATACAAATGGAAATGTGGTTGCTAGGGATGTTGATGCCACTGGCGGCACTATTGGCGGATGGCATATTGAAGAGGATATGTTATATTCAGGTACGGAACTAATGGGTCATGTGGGACTTTGTTCATCATCATTGTCATCATTATCATATGAAGATATCTTTGAGATTGAAAAAAATGATGATGATAAGACATGTGAGATAACGAAATTAAAACTTCATCTTAGTCAAGTTAATATTCCATTTAAAATAGGAGAATATAGTGTCACAAGTATTGGTGATAAGGCGTTTGCTTATCAAGCAAACATTACAAGTGTAGTGATCCCCGACAGCGTAACAAGCATCGGCAAAGAGGCGTTCTGGAATTGCTCCGGCCTAGAAACAGTGTATATACCTGATAGTGTCAGCACTATGGGGGCCAATGCATTTTCATGCGGAATGACCACTGATGACTTATCTATTTGTATGATATATTGTGAGGCAACGCCTCAGCCGTCTAGTTGGGATTCCACTTGGAACAACAGCGAACGTCCTGTAACGTGGGGATATGTACTAACTAGCATTTTTTCTTCTATAGTTAATCCCAATACAACTTCTAATGCTCGTATTTTTGCGGGTTCTGCTTTCAAGAAACCTACAGGTCCAATACTCCCGAATTTTTTAGTCCTTGAAGATGGTAGCTTGTATGCGAACGCAGCAAGTATTAATGGAACGGTTAATGCCACAGAAGGACATTTTGGAGCGTTATCAATATATAAAGGCTTAATAACTTCCAAAGACGGTGGATTAACTTTGGATTCCAATTCAAGAGAAGTAATGACAAAGAAAGTAAGTGCGACAGAAGAGTTGGGGTCGCCCAAAGTAAAAACAAGCATAATATCAGGTATGAACGAAATGACATCTTTAGATTTAGATGATTCAGAAACACCATCTGAAAAAGTGGAGGTTCATGCAGGAAGCACGATTATAAAAGAAGGAACTTTTGACTATGGCATTCCAATTCAGTTAGGGCTGACGATAATAACTCCAGAGGAAGTACGGGACGAAGGTCAAGTTCAGATTGGTGTAAGTCTTTATTTTAAGGATCCTAGTACTGGTATATTACACAAGAGAACCCCTTTGCAAAGTCGGACATTTCGAGTAACTGTGTGGTATACTAATAATATAAATATATCACATTATGTAACCTTTGAACCTGGAGCAAGTAGTAAATCATTTACTGTTCCACATTTGATACAAAGAGGATATAAGGTGGAAACATTTGATAGCGTGAGTTATTATGTTGGTGACTTTATCCAGCCTAGTGCTTCAGTCGTAAATAAAATAACTTGTAATGGTAACTTTGTTTCTGGTAAGAACGGTGAGACTACGTATACATTAGGAACTCAGGATAGTAGATGGAAAGAGATTTGGTGTGTACAATCTGATCTTAATTCGTTGTCTGATAGAAATGAAAAGAACTCAATAGAGGCCATTCCAGATCAATATGGAACATTCTTTGACGAACTACAGCCTGTGCGATATAAGTTTAATGTTAACGATAGTAATAGATATCATATAGGATTTATTTCGCAAGATGTTAGAGATGCATTACAAAAAACAAACATATCAACATCTGATTTTGCTGGATATATAGAGTATGATAAAAATGATGGTTCAAAGGGTTATGGACTTCGATATGGTGAATTCATAGCTTTATGTGTTAATGAGATTCAGAAACTCAAGAAACGAGTAGAAGAACTTGAAAATAAATTAGAAACAATGCAAAATGATTAAAATAAAGGGGCGGCAGAAGCTGCCCCTACAATACAAAATGATTAAATTTTATTGAGAAAAAGGAGAAATAATTATGACTATTAAAGAATTTTGCGAGAATTACAAAGCAAAGAAATTTATGAACACTAAGCAGGGCGATAAGGAGAGAATTGAATGGCTCAAAAAGGAGTTGGAGGTTAAGGAGTATGTACCGTTCAGCACTAAGCGTGAAATCGCAGAGATGGTGGCGGCGCAGAATATAGCCGAGGTTGATGGTATTAAGAAGTATGATTCCATTTCTGGTTATATTGCACTTATTGCGGCTTCTATTATGGCTCATACCAATTTGAAGTTCTCGACAAATCCTATTTCAGATTATGACCTGCTTGCTGAAAGCGGATTGCTTCCGCAGATTATAGCGCAGTTCCAGGGTTCGCACGACGAGATTGATCTTCTGCGCAAGATGGTACTCGAAATGGAGCTGGAGGATAATTGTACAAATGCACTTGTTGGCCGCTTCTTGAATAAGATTTCCGACGTGCTTGATGGAGTGCTCGAGGTGATCCAGGATAAGTTTGAGAATTTTGACTTGAAGAACATTCTTGGCGCCGATATTAAGGGAGAAGATTTGACCAATCTGATTGGTCTTTTAGATAAAATTAAATAATTACGGAGGAGTTAGATATGGCAAAGAGAACATTGGAGTCTGCCATAGACGAATTGATGAAGAATTACGAGAGCGCCTTGAAAGAGGCAGTAGAATATGCTTCTAATGAGGCGGTAAAAGATATATATAAAGAATCTATGAGTTGCCTTGAGCGTTATTATGACTCGTATGACCCCACGAGCTACGAACGTACCGACAGTTTGTGGCGAGCAATCGTGCCATATCTGACGATTCAACAAGATAAAGATAAAATAACAAGTAGTGTTGGTGTAGAATATGATGCGGCACGGATAGAGGGTACGTATTATGGGTCAAAAAGGTACCGTCCGACCGATAGTTCGTGGATTTTAGATAATTATCTTCGCGGTGTTCATCCTGCTACAGATGGTAACTCGAAGCCGGGCGAGGCGTTCTATTATGAAAACGTTGACGCTATTTCGCCAACCGAACATATGACAACATACTTAAATAATTATGCAAATACAACATTTCATAAAAACATTATAACTTCTTTTGCAAAGCAAATTAAGAGAATGAATTAAGGAGGTGGGATTATGGATAATAATGTAGTTGCTAAACATATATTAGACGTGGCCGTTGGACTTGAAAAGAAATCTAAATCAGAACTTATAACCGAGCTTAGCGACATATTTGATAATGCGTCTAAGATTGATTTAAATTCAAAAGAGAATATTGCAAGTTTGAAGAATCTTGCTAAGGCGTTTGAGATGATTTTTACCAAGGCGGGCAATAAGAGCATTAATTTTGCAGATCTAATCGAGATGCCGCCTCCTGCTATGTTTGCAGAAATGGGTAAGATTGCGGCGACGTCGTTCTGGGACGCATGGAATTCTGTTTCTGGCGGAATAAGTGGTGCTTCAACGGCCGGGCTTGAGGAGTCCTTAAAACAACTGCGGTTAGAACAAGCTGATTTAAAACGAGAGCGTACCAGAATACAGGCCGAAATTAATAAAAAGGTTACAAATAAGGGCAAGGCTGATAGCTTAATTGATTTTGATGACAAGACCGTTAAGTCTTTGAATGTTGATGGAGATATTATACAAAAAGCAAAAGAAATGTATTCCAGTCTTCGCAATACTGCAAAACAATTAAGCGACATAGGAAAAGAACAGGGCCAAGATTCTCAGGAGTATATAAAAGCTCTATATGAGGCACAGGAAATATATCATGATTTGTATAGAATGCGTAAGTCATTACAAAAAACAGAAGTAAAGGTGCCAGAAAGTATACGGGCGGCATATGGCTTATTAGAGTACGACGACAGTGATGGTTTCCATGTTACCGAAGATAGGATGGCATATGAAGAGAAGGCGTATAAAGCTGGTAAAAATCCTCTCGTTCCGTTTTATGAAACTAATGCGGGCGAATTCATAGGAGACAGATGGGAGAGATTTGCAGGCACGATTAACAAAAGCCAAAAGGAATTAAGCGCCGTTGAGAATCGAATGTCAGAGATTGATGCTCAAATATCTGAAATTACTAAATCGATACAAACTGCAGGAGGCGCCGTTGAGACCGTTGTAAAAAATGAAAACAACGGCTTAAAAACATTAAATGAAATTGAAGAGGTGTATAACAAACTTCGTGTTGATGGAGAAAAAAGAATTGATGATAGACAGGTAAAGCACATCGCGTCTGCTCTTGAATTTGATCCTTCTAAATCAAGCGAAGGAATTAAGGCTCTTTATGATCAATATCAGAAAGCGGCAGAATCCGGAAATTGGGTAGAAGAATATCGGGCGTTGCTTAAGTATGTTAGACTATATGAATCTTACTTGACAACAGCAAACAAAACTCATTCAAACAAGATAACTAAAAAGAATAATCCTTTTACGCCGTTATATGAACAACTGAAGCCTATGGCTGATAATGCTCAAAATATGCTACAAAGCATTCTTAATATGGGTGAAGGAAAACCGCCTGTTGGACTGGGTGGAGCTGGAGGGGACGGTACCGGGGCTCTAACACCAGAGGATGTTGCTAATGCTCAAAAACTTAGAGAAGAGGCGGAGGCAAAAGCGAGAGCGGAAAAAGAAGCGCGAGAAGAAGCGGAAAAGAGGATATTGGCAGAAAAAGAACAAGAAGAAAGTCTGAAAAGACAACGCATTGAAGAAGAAAAATTAGCCAAAGCTCAAGAGAAAGCTGCCAACGCTCGCAAAGAAGAGCTCGGATTGATGCAGGCGATGGATAAATTCCAGGGCGAATTTGAAAAAACAGACAAAAAAAATGAATCTTTAGCTTTTGTTAATACTCAAACTGGCAATATGAGTGAACTCTTTGTTGGAGACCCCCATGGCGTTACTATGGACCCAGGAACATCAAGAAAGATGTCTGAGCTTGGATACGACATGGAGGTACATTCGCATTCTTGGAAGACGGCGGCTCCTTCTGTCACCGATTTCGAAACGTGGTTTAAGCAATTATCATACATAAAGAAATTTGGCATTAGAGCCGGTGAAGAATTACTCGCTTTCGATTTTTCTAAGTTAGACCCATCTCAACTTTTGGAAGTCATCGAAAAATACAGAGATTTAGATGAAAAGTTGAGCGCACAAGTTAAAGCAATGAGTTATGATGAGCAAATAGACAAGTTTGGTTCGCTCCAGGGAAGACAAGAGGCCGTCCAAGTTATGTTGAGACAGGATTTAGAGGAAGTCTTGCAAAGTATTCCCGGGGTTATGCAATCAATTAAAATGCCAGAATTGCCTATTGCAAATATTTATAACGAGCCACAACCAAGGAATAAAGATATAAAAACCGAATCTCTTGATGATGAATTTGCTCGTGCGAATGAAGAGCTTAAAGAGTTGATAAAAAACTATGCAGTATTAACTAAAAATAGGGACAGTCTTAATGATTCTGAATATGATGAGTTAATTAGTGTAGGCGAGAAGATAGAAGAAGTTGCACCAAACCTTTTAGATATTCCAGGAAAACAATGGCAAAGTTTTGGTGAAAAGATTATTGCTGCCGAACAATCCGTTAATGGTCTCAATGAGAGCCTAGAAAAAACACAGCAATTGACGCCTGGCGGCGGTACCGGAGACGCATCTTCTGCGGAACTTGAAAACATGCGTCAACAACTCGAAGCAAAGGATGCGGAAGTTATTGAGGCAAATAGAAAGCGCGAAGAAGCTGAGCTAGCAGAGCGGGTTGCACAAGATGAGGCCGCTGCTGAAAGACATGTAACAGAAGCCGTCGAAGCAGAACTAGTAGAGGCAAATCAGAGAACTAAGGAAGCAGAAGATAGGGCGTACATGTATGACCGTGCAATGACAAGCATGCAGGAAGAGATGGTTGATCTTCGTGGTCAATTGGCTAATGCTAAAACTGGCGGAAGCGAAGAACATGCGTCTGTAGCTTCAGAGGAACTTAAAACACTTCTTAATTCGATTGTGTATAATGTGAAGATTGCACATGATGATAGTGATAAGGCAGCAAATAAGATTGCATTAGAAGATTCTACTCTTGAATCAACACTAACTAAGGTTTTTGCAAATATTCTTAATCCTCAAACACAACAAAATGATTCAGAACCGAAGCAGGCGCCTTGGGCACTTGAAAATACGCTGCAAACAGTCAAGGGTGTGCTTGATAATATTCATACTAATACCAGCAAGATTGGAGCCATTGCACCTTCGAACGTTGATGCAATAGCCGGTACAGCTCTTGATGGTAGATTGGCAGAAATTAAGTCTGTTTTGGAGTCTATTGACGGCAAGATCGCCAAGGGAGGTGTTATTGCTACACGAGGAGCTATTAAGCAGGCGAATGCGCAACCCGTAGAATCCGAAGCTAAAGCACAGGCTGCCCGCTCCAACATGATGAAATCGCTTATCAATGATTATAAAACTCTTGGTAAATTATCGGCTAAGTTTGCAAGTGATGCTAATCTTGAAACAAAGGCTATGCTTGAAAATCTCAAAGAAGAGATATCTAGAAAAAGAAAGTCCTTGAAGTTGACAATGGACGAAAGTGCTAGTCTAAGAGAAAAGTATAGCGTAGCATTTGATGCCGAGAAAAGATTGTTGGATGCCGAAAAGGCGCAAAAAGAGATAAATAAACAGAAAAAGAAAGACGATAAGGATGCTGAGACCGCATGGAAGAAGCAAGTCAAAGATGCCCAAAGAGCGACTGGTATTAATGCAGCGACATCCGCAGCTAATGCTGGTGACCAGACGGTTGTGCGTGCTATTGGTACCGAGGGTATTTTTAAGGATATTGAAAGCAAAGCTAAAGAGCTGTCTGAACGGATCAAGATGTTGCGTATGTTACGCGATGAGATTGACAAGAAGGGCGACCAAGCGTCTGCTGAGGATAGAGATAATCTAAGCAAACAGATATCGAAAGTTAAAGAACTTAAGACCGAGGTTGATGGTTATCTGAAGATTCATGAAAAGTATAGCGGAGACAATGTAACTGACCTTGGTGACGCAAGTAATTTTGGCGCTGTTGGTACCAGGGAATATTGGAATAATATCACTGCGGCGATTAAAAATGCTTCGTCTGGTAAGACGACTATTAAAGGGCTCAAGGATGAGACGGGCGAGTTAACTGGCACGACCAAGATTGCAGCAAATACTTTTGCAACTTGGAGTGCGACGGTAGATCCACTTACAGGCAGATTAAGTATGCTGCGTACTGGTATCAAGAAGACGGAGACGATTATCGAAACGATTACTCGTAAGACAAAAGAAATCTTTACGTACTTTAGTGGCTCAAGTATTATCTTTAAGGCGTTTAATGAGTTGAAGAAGGGTGTTCAATATGTAAGAGATATCGACCTTGCATTAACAGAACTTAAGAAGGTAACGAACGAAACAGAAGAAACTTATGATAGGTTCCTAGAGACTGCGGCGAAGACTGCAGACAAGGTTGGCAGTACGGTTCAGAAGGTTGTGAGTTCTACAGCGGACTGGGCCCGTCTAGGCCATTCTATGGAAGATGCTGTTAAATTTGCTGAAAGCACTCAAATATTGATGAATGTTAGTGAATTTACAGATGTTTCTCAAGCAACCGATTCGTTGATTTCAGCAGTACAAGCTTTTGGATATACTGCGGACACATCAATGGAAGTTGTTAACACGCTCAATATTATAGGCAACAACTATGCAATCTCGACAGCAGATTTGGCCCAATCTTTAACTAAATCTTCTGCATCATTGGTTGCTGCAGGCGGTAACCTTGCCGAGGCGGCAGCCTTGACTGCGACAGCCAATGCTATAATTCAGGACGCGGATTCTGTGGGAACTGCATTGAAGACAACATCTTTAAGATTGCGTGGAACTTCAGTGAAGGTTTTAGAGGAAGAAGGCTTAGACACCGATGGCGCCGTCGAATCTACATCAAAACTTCGTAGTCAAGTATTGGCCATTTCTGGCGTAGATATTTTAACTGATACTGGTGCTTATAAAAGCACATATCAGATATTATTGGAAATCGCAGAGGTATGGGACCAAATTACTGATGACAAAGCTAGAGCGGGATTATTGGAACTTCTAGCCGGAAAACGAAATAGTTCGGTTATTGCAGCTCTGCTTCAAAATCCAGAAGATCTTAAGGCAGCATATAAAGATGCGATGAACGCAGAGGGTAGTGCGTTAAAAGAAAATGAAAAATATTTGGATAGCATTCAGGGTAAAATTGACCAATTCAACAATGCTATGCAAGCAATGTGGAGTGACACACTTGATAGCGATGTTGTCAAATTCTTTGTTGACCTTGCGACGCAACTTGTAAAAATAGTTGACGCAATTGGCCCAGTGAATATCGCATTTGTCGGATTTCTGACATACTTAGAGAAAAATCATGGCATTTTTAGCAATTTCTTTAAGCCAGCAGAAGACGGTGTCGAAGCGCTTAAACAACAATTAGCAAAGGCAGAGCAAGATCTTGCTAAGACAACTCAGGCGGACGTGCAACATGGAAATAAGCGTACCGCTCAAGAAAGAAGAGACGCGCAGGATCGCGTTGATATCTTGCGTAAACAAATTGACGACGCTGAACCTAAAGCACCCGTTGACCCAGAATTAGGTGCGCTTATCGGCGATAGAGATGCATTCGTAAAAGAAGTAGATGCAATTAAGGCAAGACGTGAAGAGTTGGCCAAAGCCGTAGAATCAGACTCCCGTGACGATATGCTAAAGTTGGTCGAGATTGACACGACTTCCATAGATGACGACATAACAGACACGCAGAAGAAATTAGAGGTAGCAAAACAAAAGCTTGCAAAAGCAGAGTCCGAGCCAGTTACCCGTAAATTTAATGATGGTATCCGCATGAACAAGGAGCGCGACCAACATATTACAGATGCGTCTCAGGAAATAGCCAATATAGAAAAAGACTTAGACTCATTGCAGAAGAAAAAAGTAGACACTGTGCGTTATGCCGCTCAGTTTGATTTAGCCGAAATGGACAAAACGATTGGAGAGGCGTCCGGCAAGCTGGATGGAATGACCGCAGCAATTAATGCGAAAACAGCGGCAGAAAAGGCCGACAATATTGTTACTGGAGAGAGCGCAACAATTGACGCAGTAGCCGCGTTGGCGTCAGACGGCAAGGTGGCGTCTACTTGGAAAGATGTTTTAGCAACAGCAATGAGTAAAGACGCTACCCTTGCGGATGTTGGTGCGAAGCTTAAACAGTTATTGATAATGAAGTTGTTATCAACGGAATATGTCAAGCAACAAATTGCAAATGGTGCTTTAACGAAAGCTCAAATTGCCAATATGACTATGACACAACTTCTTGGTCTTGGTTTTAAGGGGTTAATGGCAGGAATTTGGGGTGCCACAAAAGCTATGTGGACATTTATGACTACCACACCAATCGGATGGATATTGCTTGCCGTCGGCGCTGTTGTGGCATTAGGTGCAGCGTTTGCTGCAATTCATAAATCGACCGAAGAACTCCAAGAAGAACTTGATGGTCTTAAATCAGAACTTTCCGACATTCGTTCCGAGCTTGATTCTGTTAATTCTGAACTTGAAAAAACCAACGATCGTATGGAAGAGCTTCTTGCAAAAGGTAATCTTACATTCGAAGAGCAGGAAGAACTCGATAAACTTCGAGCAACAAACGCTGAGTTAGAGCATAGGAAAGAACTCTTGGAAGACGAGGAAAAACATAAAGCTGGCATTGTTGGTCGTCAAGCGGCAAAAGTTGTTGATAGCAAACGTGATGAAATTGGTACGTGGCTCAACGGAAAATCAGAGGACGAAGAAGTTCTTGACGATATGGCTGATTATCGAGAGATTAAAAATAAGTTAGATAATGCATCTTCTTTAAAAGATATTGAAAAATATCAAAAGGAATTGGATGAAAAATCTGCCGAAATAGATGAATATATTGCTGTTATTTCTGAAGCACTGAACGGTGTTGAATACGGAGATAGCGCAGAATCTGATAAGGCGCTCGATTATTTAGCCGAACTTCGGGATCAGTACAGCGTAGCACGAGGTACTTTTAATAAAACCAACTATATATCGCGCCTCTTTGGAGATAATGCATCACAAGAGCTTAAGGATATCAAGAAAGATATCGAAGAAGCAATGAAAGCCGGAGAAGAATTTGATTTCTCTAGTGCGTTTGATGAAGACTTCAAACAGAATCTATACAAAATGGGTGTTACTGTCACAGATGTCAAATATTATTTCCAAGACTTAAAGAAGGCTGAAGAGGAAGCACAAGAATTTACTACTGAAGATGCCATTAAAGCAGCTGCAAAACTCGCAGACAAGGTAGAAAGTTTAAAGGGTGCTTTTGAGGAATTCAACGAAACGGGTATTGTTACCGCCCAAACACTTGTAGAGCTTAGTGAAACCTTTGGTGGTATGGGCGATAAGTGGACTGATTTTGTAAGCATTATGACATCCGGTACCGCATCCACCGAAGAAGCTAAGGCGGCAATTAATGACTTAATTGAAACTTTAATTACTTCGGCTTTATCTGGAGAAAAAATTGAAACGGAGCAATATGTGGCACTATGGTCTCAGCTTACCAATATGGGCGTTAATAATGCATCGGAGCTACTTAATGGCATTAAGGAATATTCTAGCATAGGTGAACAAATTGCGAATGAAGTTTTAAACGGCGGAAAAACAATCGAAGAGGCAATTTCTGAGTATGAAAAGGCAAACAATGTTTTACTTACCGCCGAACAAAAACAAGTAATTGCGGCGACTTACGATGCAAAGAGCGCTAAAAAAAAGGCAGATACTTATAATACGCAGATTCAAACTTTACAAACACTGACATCAGAATATGAAAGAGCCAAAGCAAGCGAAGATGAATTAGAAAAAGCAGTTAAAAAATCCGAAAAAAAAAAGAGTGGAAAGTTTTTGTGGATTAGCACACGAACCGAGGCAGACAAAACCAACACAGCAACTATAGCCTCTAATGAGGACAACGCAGAGGCAAATCGAAAAGCTATTCAAAAGCAAATCGAAAAATTGTATGACGAAGTTATCGCCCCGACAGTCGAAATCACTGATGAGCAAATTGCCAAGTATAAAGAAACTCACTTTATGGCCAGACATATGTCTGATGAAGAAATTAAATCTGAAATTGCGCGTATGGTATCTACAGACGAGCAGCTACTCGCGCTTCAAACATATTTTGAAGATCCGCAAAATTATGATGAATTGTCCGAAGAGGCACAAGGTACATTAGATGAACTTGGCGATAAACTTGGATTAAAAGTTGATTTGGAATTTGAATCCTTTGACACTGTTGCGGATAAAGTTCAAAGTGTTTACTCTACCTTGAAAGACATTACGACCGAATATAATGCACAGGGTTATTTGTCTTTAGATAATCTTCAAGCATTGCTTCAGCTGCAACCCGAATATCTTGCGGTTCTAAAAATGGAGGGCGGTCAATTAACCATTAATCAATCTGCACTTCAAGCCATGCTTGAAACTAAACTCGCTGACGCTGAAGCAACCGCCGTACAGACTGCGATAACCCAGTTAAATGCGTTAGCAGAGCGCAAGAAAGCCATAGAGGTTAGTAATAGTGCCGTAGCCGCAAATCAAGCGTCGATTGAGCTTGGAACTTATTCTGGCGCACTTAGTACTGTCGCTAGTGATGCAATTGTTGCTGCCGGGTCGGTAGCTGCATTTAATGCTGCATTAAAAGGTGCGCAGGATAATGAGTTTGTTAGCGATGAAGAGTGGCAACAAGTATTGACTAATTTCCAAAATACCGTTGGATTAATTGATTCAGTTAGAGATAATCTTCCAACATCATTTAATAATATTCTTGATCCAGGTAGCAAAACTTCTGGCCAAGAAGAAGCTGAATCTGAATGGGACAGGTTGGTTGCAAAATACGAAAATAGACTTGCCCTCATCACCAATGAGCGCAATCTTATTGAGGCCGAAATTGACAAAGCTGAGGCTCGTGGTGGAAAAGCGTCAGCAGAATATTACGAAGATTTACTTCGCACTTCTACGGAAGAAAAGGATTTATTAGAAGAACAGTATACTGCGTTAAGCAACTATCTTGAAGCAAATAAAGACGCTATCGACCAGGACACATGGACCGATTACAATAATACTCTTAATGAGGTTGCTGTGGCAATCAAAGAGTGTGAATCAAACACCATCGCTTGGCAAGAGGCGCTTCGCGAAATTGATATCCATTATTTTGAACAAGCCACAGATGAAATTTCGCGTTTGGGAAAAGAATTAGAGCTTGTTGATAGTCTACTAGAAGACGAAGACGTCGCAGATGAGAATGGTAACTGGAGTTCTGCCGCACTGACTCGTATGGCAATGTATACGAATCTTATTGAGAAGGCAGCCGCAGACACGCAGAGATACCAATCTGAAATTGCAAAAGTCGAAGAGCAATATAAGAATGGTGAATTAAGCGAAGAGCAATATCAAGAGCGTCTTGCAACATTGACTGATGGTTTATACGATTCGATCAATGCGCAAAATGACGCACGAGATAGCATTATTGAACTTAACGAAGCTCGCATTGACGCTATAAAAGAAGGAATTGAAAAAGAAATTGAGGCATACGAAGATTTAATTGATGCAAAAAAAGAAGAATTAGATGCCGAAAGAGATCTGTATGATTTTAGAAAAAATATTAAAAAGCAAACAAAAGACATTAGTGAACTTGAGCGTCGTATCGCAAGTTTAAGTGGTAGTTCTGCAGCGAGCGATGTAGCGGAACGTAGACGTCTTGAGGCTCAACTTATGGAAGCCAAAGAGGGTCTAAACGATACTTATTATGACCACAGCCGTGACGCACGGTCTTCTGCACTTGATGATGAATCTGAGGCATACAGGAAATCTCAGGAAAAGCGCATCGAAAAACTTGAAGAAACTTTAGATAATGTTGAATTGCTCATTCAGAATAGTATGATGGATGTGCTGTTCAATGCCGATATTGTTTATAATGAACTTAATGATATAGCGGACACATATGGTATCACATTATCTGATGAATTAACTCAACCTTGGAAAGACGCATCTGCACAGGCAATAGCGTGGAAAGATGAATTGAAACTAAGTATGACCTCCGGTGAATATGCCGCTTTGATTGGCGAGGGTGGTGCTATTACCGTATTCGCAAACGGAGTTGGTTCAAAACTTTCTGGTTCTTGGAATACAGCCAAGGTTGCTGTTGAAAAGTATTCGAACTTCTTGACTGGAACGGAACTTGGTAATAAGTTTTCGAGTACTATTACCGGTTTTGCTAATCAGATTCAAAAAATTATTGATAAGTGGAATGGAGTTAAAACTGCCGCAGACAATGCATACCAGGCCCAGTTGAGAGTGCAAAATGTTGGAGGTAATCCAAATGCTGGATCGGGTTCTGGCTCTGGTGGAGGCGGTGGAAATCCTACACCAACTCCAAGCGCAAGCGTCAGAACGCTTCAAACCATATTAGAACAGGTTTACAATAAACAGGTTCCAGTTAACGGCATATGGGATACTCAAACCTCTAATGCTCTCAAATCAGTACAAAAAACTATAGGGGTTGCTCAGACTGGTAAATACGATTATAATACGGCCAGAGCACTTGAAAGCAATATTAAAAATCGTGCCATACAGTCTCGTAAGAATGGCTATAGTGCTGACGCTGACTGGTATAATAAATATTATCAAATGGTTCCCGCTCATTTCCATGCTAAGGGTACTACTGGTACAACTCGCGATGAATGGGCTATAACAGACGAGCCACAATTTGGAGATGAATTAACCATGTATGCAACTCCTGAAGGTACACTTTCATTTATGAGAGCCGGAAGTACCGTTATTCCAGCGGACTTAA